CATGCACCGTGACGGTGAAGTCAGGTCCGACCAGCAACAACCCGTGCAGCTTCGGCGTGGCCAACTCGGCTCACGACCTGACGGTGTCTGTTCCAGCTGGCCAGGAGCGTATCATCGGTCCGTTCTCGACGGATCGTTTCAACGACGTTACGACAGGCAACGTGACGGTGACGTTCTCAGTCACTGGAGCCACGATCAAGGTCGCCGCGCTCAAGGCGTAATCCCGCCGGATACACACGATACACGTGTGTTAAGACTCATTGTATTTCCTACCTGACAAGACTTCAGACGCTATCAAGAAGCGCCAGAAGCTCATCCAACTAACACTCCCGCCGCTTCACCCGAGGCAGCGGGAGTTCGTTGACGACCAGACGCGTATCGTCGTAGCAGCTTGCGGCACCAAGACAGGCAAGACATTCGGCCTGTGTATCTGGCTGCTCAGACACGCCTGGAACCACTACCAGAGCCTCAACTGGTGGGCAGCGCCGACACTCCGTCAGGCGCGAATCGCTTTCAACATCATGGGCCGTTGGCTGCCGCCGATGTCGTCCGGCCGAGTGCGTGTCAACCGCAACGAGATGGTCTACACCCTCCTGCGGTCAGACGGCACGCCCTACTCGATGATCGAGTTTCGTTCGGCTGACAACCCTGACAGCCTGCGAGGCGAAGCCGTCCACGCCGCCGTTATTGACGAAGCCGGCTACTGGAGCCGCGACTCCTTTGTGTCGGTCTGGACCACGCTGACCCGAACTCGAGGCAAGCTCCGCATCATCTCGACGCCCAAGGGCCGCAACTGGTTCTTCGATGAGTTCATGAAGGGCTGGGACGGCAAGGGTGCGATCGAGGGCCTGCGCAAGAAACACCCAGAATACAAGAGCTACCAGCTCCCGACAGGTAGCAATCCTCATATCCCGAGAGAGGCTATCGAGGAGGCCCAGCGCAACCTGACAGACCTGCAGTTCCGTCAGGAATACCTGGCAGAGTTCCTAGATGACTCTGCACTCGTGTTCAGAAATCTCAAGACCTGTCAGCGGTCAGAGATCCTGCCAAAGCCTATCATCGGCCGCAACTATGTCATCGGCGTAGACTGGGCCAAGCAGGAAGACTACACCGTCCTGACAGTTATGGACGTGGCTAGCAAAGCTGTTGTCCACATCGAGCGCTATAACGGCGACGACTGGAACGTGATGACCAACAGGGCCATCATCGCCGCTCGATTGTGGAATAACGCCCTGCTATGCGTTGATAGCACTGGCGTAGGTGACGTGCCGTTCGACCTGATCAAGGGTGTCTACCCGCACATAGTCGGCTACAACATCTGCAACAACGCCGAGAAGGTCGCTCTCGTCCAGAGACTGCAGTTCGCGTTTGAACGAGGGGAAATCTCTATCCCCAAGCCAGATAACCAGTCGAGGGCGCAGTTCAGGGCGATAGCCGAGACGCTCATCCACGAGCTCCAGATGTACGGCTACACCATGACCTCGCAGGGTCGTTTCCAGTTTAGTGCGCCGGAAGGCTACCACGACGACTGCGTTATTTCGCTAGCGCTAGCTAACTGGATCTGCCACGAAGCGCCGTTCGTGTATAAGTCCAGGCAGGTCGCCGGCGTCTAGTTTTCACGAACTATCAATCTAATAGGTTGACAGAATAGGACATAGCTCTCACACCCCTGCCAGTTACGAGGAGGTGCTGTCACTATGACTATAGGCGATATTGTCTATGCAGTCACTTCCAACCGTCAACACTGTCCAGACTGTGGCACCAAGCGTGCCGACGCAGCAGCAGCAGACGGCAGAAGAGGCTAGGCGCCAGAAGGAACTCGAGGAGATTATTCGCCTCCAGTCCCAGTGCGAAGACTACCTTGACAATGCTGACCACTGGCGCTTCCTACTAAAAAGCTATGAGGGCGGTCCTAAGTATATTGGGACTGATACGCTTCATAAGCATCGCAGGGAGCATGCGTCTGACTATCAGGCCCGCCTAGACAGGGCGCACTACCAGAACTACTGTCAGCCGCTCGTTGACTTCGTGCCTGAATACATCTTCAGCCAAGGAGTCGAGCGCGAGGCCCCAGGCGCTCTGAAGAACGCCTTCGAGCAGTTTCTAGCGAACTGCGACCGATCAGGGACCTCACTGAATGCCTTCATGCAGGCAGTTGGCGAAGATGCTCGCATCTTTGGCATGACGTATGTTCATGTCGACAAACTGCCTCTACCGGAGAATCTGGCACCGGAGGAAGTCTCGGTCCAGAGAGCAACTGAAATCGGTCTAGACCTGCCGTATCTGATCAACGTAAGGCCTCTTGAGGTTTACGACTGGACGACAGATACCTGCGGAAACTTCCTATACCTGAAGCGTTGCCAGACATTCTCGCGTTTCGATGGACAGTCAACCCGTCTGATTGAGCGCTATACCGAGTGGACACCGTCGCAGTTTGTGGTGTCGGAGATTGATGTCACCGACCCTCGCGACCCGCGCATTATCAGTAAAAGGCCCTCTAACCATCCGTGGAAGGTTGTACCGTTCATTCCGGCCTACTTTAAGAGGCTGAAGTCGAACAAGGATATCGGACAGTCCTTCCTACAGGATATTGCCTACCAGAACAATCACGCCTTCAACCTGACAAGCCTGGTTGGGGAGTTCTTGTATCGGCAGTGCTTCAATATCCTCGTCCTCCCTGGACGCTCGATCGTCCCTACGAAGGACCAGGTAGAAGGCGACATCGGCACCGGCTCAGTGCTGGAAGTGCCGGACGACGCCAAGGTTAAGCCGGACTATCTCTCACCACCTGTCGATCCCGCTGAGTTCCTCCAGTCTGAGCGTGAGAAGACAGTAGCCGAAATGTATCGGCAGGCCGCGCAGGACATCATGTCCGACCTCTTCAAGGGGAAGAACGCCGGCAGCGGTGACGCACAGAAGCAGTCGTTCTCCAGAACCATCCCTGTCATCAACAAGACAGCAGACATGCTGGAACAGGTTGAGAAGAATGTGATGGTGCTCTGGGCGAAGATGCAGGGCAAGGAATGGGAGGATGGAAAGGTGTCCTACAAGGACGACTACTCCATTACTAATCTCCTAGACCTACTGCTCCAGCTGTCACAGATTTTTAACTCTGTGAAGCTGACGACACCGACCTTCGTGCGAGAGGAATGGAAGCGAGTCATTCGAGAGTTTGACAGCAAGATTCCTCACCAGACAGTCGAGAAGATCTTCGCAGAGATTGACAAGCTGACTGACCAGGACATCAAGGACCTGTTCAAGACGCCAGCCGATATCAAGGCTGAAATGGGTGTGCCATCCACATCCAACCTACAACAGGGCAAATCTCAGAAGCAACTCGGCACAGACAAGCGGATCGGCGCTGCCTCAGGCAGTAAGGCCGCTACCAAAGAATCTGCACCTGACGCCAACAGACGCGCCAAGGGTGGCAGGTCAAATAAGTAAAACCCGTACGCGCCGGTTAGCGCGGCCCACGCAAGTGGAACTAGATAGGAACTGAATCAAATGCCGGAAAACGAGCAGACCGACAACGGCGCGGTCGAGGGTAAGAAAGAAACGAAAGTTGAGTTCACGGCGGAACAGCAGAAGAAGCTTGACGAACTAATCAACGGCACCTTCGCAAAGGCCTTCGATAAGGCAAAGAAGGAAGCGGCGGCGGAAGCGGCCGAGAAGCTGAAGGCTCTGGAAGCAGAGTTGAAAGCTGTGAAGGAGTCAGCGGGAAAGACCACTGAAACGCCTCCACAGCCGGAAGTCAAGCCAGAGAAGAAGACGACGGTTGCGGAAGTCAATAACGACGTCCTCCAGATCAAGGCGCAGCTTGAAGAGTTCAAGAACATCGCTGAGCAACTGAAGAGGGACAAGGCCGAGGCCGAGAAGCGTGAGGCTCAGACCGCTGAGCAGAACCGCAAGGCCAAGCTGAAGGAAAAGTACATCGCGGTTTCGGACAAGTTCAATTTCTTTGATCGTATGTCCGAGTTCTCGCAGATGGAGCCTTTTCTAAAGGCTGACGGCGACCGCATCGTGGTCATGAATCCAGAGACTGGTCACCCAAGGCTCAACACGAATCTTGAACCCATGACGCTCGAGGAATACGTCGCGGAATATGCCAAGCAGAAGCCGTGGACGGTTAAGGCACCGACAACTGAGGTCGCAGGGGGATCTGGAGCTTCGGAGCAGAGAAAGCTCGATACGGGCCGAACTGATTCGAAGGATTACACCAAGATGACCCTTGACGAGATCAAGGCAGAGTCGGAAAGAGTTATCGCTAAGCAGTACGAACGCCAGCGGTAAAGCACACACATTATACACAAGTCATTTGTGTAAGGAGTTACAGCATTGGCTACTCAGACTACAGCTACAGGAACACTGTCTCCTGAGCTTCGCACATGGTACGACCGAAATCTGCTAGCGCGGCTTCTTCCGCGTCTGGTGTGGATGAACTTCGGACAGGTTCGTCCGATGCCTTCTCACGAGGGTCAGGGCGTCAACTTCCGTCGCTTCGACTCGCTGGCGGCCACTACTTCGGCTCTTACCGAAGGCGTGACACCGAGCGACTCAGCGATGACGGTGAGCCAGCTCACCTCGACACCGGCTCAGTACGGTGCGTGGGTTGAGATCTCAGACATCCTGGACTTCACTGCTCCGGACCCGGTTCTGACCGAGTTCACGCAGGTGCTTGCCGAGCAGGCTGCGAACTCACTCGACCAGATCACGAAGAACGTGCTGGTTGCCGGCACCAACGTCATGTATGCGAACAGCCGCGTGTCACGTATCACCGTGGCGGCTGGCGACGTGCTGACAGCGGTGGAAATCCGCAAGGCCGTTCGCACAATGCAGGCGAACAAGGTGAACAAGATCACGTCGATTCTGAACGCTTCGACTGGTGTTGGCACCAAGCCGGTCAACGCGGCCTACGTGGGCATCGTTGGTCCGAGCGCGCTGTATGACCTGAAGGCGGCTTCTGGATTTGTTCCGGTTGAGGCCTACGGCACATCAGCGGGCGGAACCCTACCGTTCGAAGTCGGCGCTCTTGACGACGTTCGCTTCGTTCTGAGCAACAACTCACACGTGTTCACTGGTGCTGGTGCGGCTGGCATCGACGTGCATGCGTCAATCATCCTCGGCGCGGATGCCTACGGAATGATTTCTCCGATGGGAATCGAGAACATCATCAAGGGCTTCGGCGTGAACGGGAACGACCCGCTCAACCAGCGCGCAACGTCTGGTTGGAAGGCCTACTACTCTGCAGTGATCCTGCAGCAGCTAGCGATCCTTCGCATCGAGCACGCGGTGTCGGCGTAATAACTGACACGGGGCTAGTCGGCAACGGCTAGCCCCTCTCTCCTTGAAAGAGCAATGGCAAAGTCTGAACAGATCGTAAACACAGCGGCGCAGCCGTCGACAGTTACTCCACAGATGATCACTGAGGGGTTCATGCAGCAGGTTCGCCAGTCAACGAAGGATTTGCTGGCAGCGCAACAGAAGTTCACCATCCGTCTCTCGCCGGCGAAGAAGAACGAGCCGAAGTACGAGATTGTCGGAGTCAACGGCTACAACTATCAGATCGAGCGCGGCAAGTCGGTTGAAGTTCCTGAAACGGTCTACAACATCCTAGTCGAAGCCGAACTGATCTAACACCCGCAGTGGCAGCATACACATGGCTCTGATCGATACGATCGGTGGAAGCACATCGGACAGTTATGTCTCTCTAACAGAGGCTAACACGTTCTTTAATAGCCATTACCTGACGGCAAAACAGGAGGCCTGGTCCGGCCTGTCATCTGCCCAGAAGGAGATGGCGCTGAAACGTGCTACGCAGATCCTCGACACGCTGCGAGTCCTAGATACGGAATACGGCAGTGGCGCAATGCCAAACGCGCTGGTTTCGTATGCAGGACATGACATCACCATCCATCGGCAGATGGTGGGTCAGCGTCTTCAGTTCCCTAGGAACATTGACATCGACGTGGATGACGAAGCGTTCATTCCACAGAATGTCAAGGACGCGCAGTGCGAGCAGGCTATTTACCTTCTGTCAGTTGATGAAGCGACTATCGCAACACAGCTAACAGGCGTCAAGGAAGAGTCAGCAGCGGCAGGACAGGCTAGGGTCCGTCAAGAGTTCAGAGGTCAGGGCAGCATGATCGCTCCGTTGGCGCTGGAACTTATGCGTGAGTATCTTAGGCCGACGCGCAGAATGCAGCGTGCCTAATGGACGGAACAGCTCTTCAGGCGAAGATTGCCAAGACTCTCAAGAAACTGGGAGCAACTCATAAGACGGTTTACCTCCGAACCGTGTCAGTGTCAGGCGGGAACACAGTTCTCGGTCTTGGCCAGACGAAGTCTAACAGCGATACGGAGTTGGACCCACAGCCAGCCGTAACCTTGGTTGACGCGTGGGACATTGCTAATAGCGGCGGCCTACTTCTGTTGGGTGACTACAAGCTCACTCTGGCAGGAACGGTCGAAGAGGCGACACTGCGCGGATCACTGATTGTCTACGGAGAAGACGTGCTCAAGATGATCAGCTACAAGCCCTCGGTGCTGGACGGCACGGTGGTCGCTTGGGAAGTAGTCGCTCGAGCCGTTAAAGGCACCTAATGATTTCTGCTACAGACTCATTCATTGCTTACCTGAGTGGGGAGCTATCTGGGACGCTGTCAGTCCACTGGCTCCGCAAGAGTGCCACGGACGCAACCGCGCACCTGTTTCAGAGCAATGCCCTTAACGTCTCAATCTTCCAGGCTGCCGAGAATGGCAGCTCAGAGGAGATTCTAGTCAGCTTGGACATCCTTGCAGACGACGAACGAACCGCCTGGGGATGGGCCAAGGCAGTAAGAGACAAGTTGATCGAGCGTCAGTATACGCCGGAACTGGATTACGAGGCTGACCCAGACTCTCCAGTGGCGACAGGACGCTACGTATCCTGGGACCGGGACGACATCACATTCGAGATGGTTCCAGTTCACGAGAACCAGATCCAGTTGAACGCAACGTTCAATATCTGTCACGTCCGGATGTAACCCTCTGGACTTATCACATTCCTGATAGCGCTATAAGCGCATCGAAAGGATTCTAGCAATGCCTTCAAATAAATGGACTCAGGGCACACCGCTGTCTGGTGCGACGACACGAGCGGTGCTCGCTGAGCGCGTTTACTACGCGGCTTCCAACACCGCCTACTCAAACCCAGCTGCTAAGCTGGACGGCGCTGACCCGGCAGGCTGGTCAGACCTTGGCATCGTCGGTGGCTCGCGTGTTACCCTGACATACACCAAGGAAGTCAAGCCGGTTATGACCGGTATCGAACAGGTGCGCCGTGGTTCATACACGATGGCCCGTTCGTGCAAGTGCTCGTTCACGCTTGAGCAGTATGACCTCGACACGATGGCCATCATCGGCGGTCTGTCGATCAGCTCATACACGGGCGGTGGACGCGTCGAAATCGGTTCGGACGACATCGTTGAGAAGGCCCTTCTGTTTACCGGCACGAACAAGGTGGACGGCAAGGAATACCATCACCACTGCGGTAAGGCCTCGCTGGCCTGGAATATTGACCAGGAAGACGACGCCCGCGTTCTGAAGGTTGACGCAGACCTGTATCTGTTCAACGTCGGCGCGAGCGGTGGTTCGGTCGAAGCCTTCGTCACCATGCACGTTCTCGACTAATTATTCGGCTGACAACCAACTGATAGGGCTGGCCTGGTACGAGCAGGTCAGCCCTTTTTCTTTTTCCGCCCAGCAACTGACAGTCCTGTCACTACTTAGCTAATCCCAATCAATTCACTGCGTTAGCCGCTGCTAATCTGAGAATAGAGCTATCTCTGTCTCGAGCGGTGTTCGGCCCACTGTTCGCACATTGTGCAAACCACCATGAGTCTAACAGTATCTGATATCGCCCGCGCCCGCCGAAACGAACCGGTCGGAACCTTTACGCTCTCAAACCCTCGTACCGGAGAGTCAAAGACCTTCGAGATGATGGACCTCGACTACGACGCGTACATCGAGTTTTGCGAGCTGGCCCGCCCAATCATCTCTGAGTGTTACAACGCCTTCAACGTGAGCAACGAAGGCGGCGAACTGAAGCTAGGGTTCGACCCCATGAGCCTAGACTTCGGCGCAATCCTGAAGCTTGCTGGCAAGGAGCTGCCGAAGATGGCGTGGCTCTGCTGCAAGATGTCGGAACCCAAGATCAAGATTGACGAGGTCAAGCGTCTTGGCCACCGTCCGCAGGCGCTGCTCGAAGTCGTCCTGATGCAGATTAAGCACAACCAGATTGTCCAAGAGTTCGCGGATTTTTTTCCACGTCTCGGCAAGGCGATCGAGGAGCTTCTGCCGACGACACTTCCGACAGAACCTACGGATACGACAGCCGAGGAAACGCCTGCATCCTAATCGATAACTTCGCCCAGACCTACCACTGGTCCTACGAGCAGTGCCTGCGGCTCACGATGCCGCAAATCATCATGATGCAGCACGCCGCCTGGATCAATAAGAAGCGCCTCGACGCAGCCGTTGAGAGCCGCCGAGCCAAGGGCGAACAGACGTTTACCGACAACGTGGCTGAGATGCCACTGTTCAACGGTAAGCCTATCGATCAGCTCACAACAGAGGAGTACATGGCCTATCAAGCCATGCCCATCTAATGGAACTGACAGGGAAGGTCACCTTTCGAGGAAAGGGAGACAGGATTGGCGAGGAGCTGGAAAAGGTCCTGCGCGACCTCCAGCAGGGTGATAGTGAGGAATACGGCGGTAAGACAGTCCCCATTGTTCGTGGCGGTCTTACCGTGCAGGGCCACGACTACTGGGTCATCTTGGAATACGGCTCCAGCCCCCGCACCTCAGACCCTACCCCTAACAAGCCTGGCGACATTGTCCTCAGTATCCCAGAAGACATTCCCAGTCCTAAGTATCACAGTTCCTGGTATCGGATCGAGCCTCGTAGGGCTAAGCGGTTGGTCTACTACGACTCAAGGCAGGGCAGGGTTGTAGTTCGGAAGTGGGTTAGGCACCCTGGCAATCTCTCCAGAGGCTTTATCCGAAAGACGATTGCGCAAGTCGAGAACCTGCTCTGGAACGCGCTACAGGAGCTCGACAACGACGAAGACACACTGCCCACGCGACAGGAAATCAGGCAGGTAATCAACGGCCACCTCAGGCTCCTCTTGCTGGCCATCAGGGAAGCCACACCCGTTCAGGACCGACTAGATCGTGACGGGTTTATCAACGACGACGACACCACACCCCACCTGAAAGATGCGTGGGGAATTGAACTGGCAAAGTAGCGAGGTCTAATGGCTAAGAAGACAGTTTACGAGATTGGCGCAGACGTAAGCAAGCTCGTAAACGGCCTCAAGCAGGTCAAAGACCAGTTCAAGGATATCGACAAGACCCTTAGCCAGGGCATTCGGGTCAAGATTGACCTGAAGCAGTTTATGTCTCTCCAGACGACGCTTCGTACTGGATTCAGAGAGACATCCGGTCACATCGCCTCAGAATTCCGCAAGGTCGGTAAGCAGATTACCGACTCCCTCAAGGAATCGAGCACAGCGTTCAAGGCCATCGAGCAGGCAGCTTCTCGCAGTGGTCAGAACGTCAGCCAGACTATCAGCAAGGCCATCTCGTCAGGTGCTACCGCCGGCGCTAACGTCGCCTCGGCGCAGCTGCGCGAGATCACTTCCCGTCTAGACGCCCAGTTCAACGCCACCGTTCGCGCCTACGAGGCTCGCATCAGCCGACTGGGTGCCTCTGCGCGCACGCTAATCCAGAGCGACATGCAGGCCCGAGGCATGGGTCTGAACGAGGACTTCCTCATCTCTCGCTCGATGAAGAAGGACGGATCGCCCGGCGCGGAGTTCCTGAACCCAGAGCGCGTTGGTGATATCCGCAGACTGGTCGAGGAATACGAGAAGGCCTCACGGGCGAAGCTCCAGATGCTGGAGACATCTCGCAAGGCCGAGATGGAGAACGCCCGCAGCAGGGGCCTCGCAGAGACTCAGCACGTCAAGCTTCTGGACGAGCAGATCGCTCGTATGCGTCTCATCACGGACGCCAAGGAAGCCGAGAACGCCGCGATTGCCAAGGAGCGCCGTGGGGTCGAAGTCGCCCACCAGAAGGCGCTGGAGTCGATTCGCAAGCAGGAAGAGGCAGAGGCGAGGCGGCAGCGCGCCGGTCAGAAGTATGCCTCCGACATGTTCGACAAGCTCGAGCAGAAGGAGCGCCGCGAGAAGGCTGCCAGCGAACGTGCAATAGACCGCGAGAACAAGCTAGACGCCGCCAGCGCGCGGTCACACGCCCGCTTCCTTGAGAGGCAGAAGGAAAAGGAGCAGGCCGCTACCCGTGTGTTCAATCGCCTCCAGGGCCAGGCAGAGCGCGCCAACGTCGCCCCTGCGTCTATCGGCCTAAAGGGTTCTGACCAGTTCCTAGGCGCTCCTGGCAGGGGTCTGAACAAGAACGAGATTGCTAAGGTTGAAGAGGCTCTCCGTAATGCCAAAACCCAGGCAGCTCATGTCAGGAAGAACCTAGCAGACGCTGACAGCGAGGCGAAGAAACTACTCAAGACGAAGCGTGGTATTGGCGACGAGCTGACACGGTCTGTCAGCCTCATGGCCAAGTGGCTAATCTTCTTCCGCCTTGTTAGGGATACCACCCAGGCCATTGAGATGGCCATCAAGTCAGTGGTGGTCGCTGGCTTCCAGTTCCTAGAACAGTCAGAACTGCAGAAGCTTGCCCTCTCTGCCAGCTTGAACGAGCATTTCAAGATTAAGGATGCTCAGGGCCAGCTTGTCGAAGGGGCGGCCAGCCTCAATATCCTGCAGGGTGTCGCCAACGAGCAGTGGTCGGTCATGCAGCGCGCCGCGCTGTCGGTCGTCGGTTCTACGCAGGACCTTATGGACATCTACGTGTCCATCCTGCCGCAGATCTCACGCCTAGGCGGCGGTCTTGAAGAAGCCCAGCACCTCACCAAATCTACAGCCATCGCAGCCTCGCTGCTTAAGGTTCCATTTCAGGACGCCCGCACCGCCGTGCTCGCCCTGCTACAGGGACGTGTGCTTACGCGCAACCGACTGGTTGCAGCGCTTGGTCTTGACAGCGATGACCTAAAGAACTCAGCTACCCGCTTCAAGGTCGTTGAAGCAGCCCTAGACTCATACGCCAAGGTTGGCGATCGCGCCGCGAAGACCTTCGGAGCGATGAAGGAGTCGTTCAAGGAATTCATGGGCATGGTGGGTGCCCAGTTTACGGGACCGTTCGTAGACCTGTTCAAGCGGGCCATGACAGGCTCAAATGGCAAGGGCGGTATTCAGGGTCTTCTGTTCGACAAGGACAACTCAGACACACTAAAACTAAAGGAAGACGTCGAGTTCATGTTCGCTGTCATTCGCGGCTCGATGCGCGAAGTCACAGCAGACCTGACAGAGTTTGGCAAACACCTAGTCGGACAGGGCGGCAAGGACGTCCAGGTGTGGGTGCGTGGCATAGCGAACGGCACTCGGGCGCTGATGGAATTCGCGCAGGGCGTGGTCACCGTCATGGTGAAGATGACCACGTTCGCGGCCCAGAATTCTGCTACCATTATCACACTGGCAAAGCTAGCCCTAGTTGTGGCAGCCTTCCAGAAGATGAGGGGACTGGGTGGCTGGTATACGGACCTCCTGAAGTCCGGCCAGATCGTTGTTGGCGTCGTCCAGAACCTAGCCGTTAAACTCGGCCTGCTCACTCAGGCGACGGGCCAGTTGACAGCCGCGCAGACTGCGGCGAATTCGGCGGGATCCATGTTCCTAGGAACGCTTAAGAACATGGCGATAGGCGGTGTCATCGCTGTCGCCGTTGCTGGCCTCGGATTCCTCATCAGCCGCTACATCGAAGTCAAGGAAGCCGCCAAGGCGGCCGCCGAGGCTCAGGCGCTTGTGGCTCAGGGCCGAGTCTTTGACGCCGCTGCCAAGAACGCCAAGAACCTTAATAGTGAAGATCCGATAACCAGAGCAAACGCCCTTAGAGCTACCTTCGGTCAGGGCGCTAACGTAACAAGTGAACTGCTAAACAAAACAATTGGTGGTCCAGACGGATGGGCTAGGCTCATTCAGGAGCAGACGAAGCTATACAAGGAGCTTGAGAGCGGAACCCTGTCTGACGCCGAGAGAAAGAAGGCCGCCGCTAGGATTGAGGCCCTTGAAGAGCAGAAGGAACTTGCCACTGGATACTTCAACGAACTGAAGCTTATTCTTCAGTCAGAGAACCAGTGGATATCCACCGCAGAAGCAGTGCGCGAAAAGGCTAGGCAACTGTACAAGGAAGCAGAGGAAGCCAAGCTACAGCAGGCTGCTACAGGCGGCGAGATAGGAGCAGACGTACTAGGAAAGCTACAAGAGGCTACACGAGCAGACCAGATCGCGCTGGGTCTGCAGAAGAATCTCAGCCAGTTCCTAGGCTATAAAGCAGCTGTCGCTGCGCATGCTGCGGCAAGGCGAGCTGCGGAGACTCCGTCCAGCATTATGCCTAGGCCTCAGGAGCCAGAGGACGAGACGCGAACAGACCGGTCATGGACTAATCAGTGGGATGAGAGGCTAAAGCAGGCCCTGTCAGTTCTAGAACTGCTCGAAGAGCAGCAGCAGATCATGCGCAAGAATGAGCTGATCAGCGAGGAGGAAATGCAGATGAACATCCTCGCCATCCAGCGTGAACGCATCGACACACAGATGCGGATGTACGACAAGATGGAGGAGGACCTAGACGAGCACGTCAACAAGATTTGGCGTTCAGGCAAGAATCCACTAACAGAAGCAGAAGCCAAGAAGAAGGGTACTGAGTACCGGGCCGGCATCGAGGCTCGCAGAACTGAGGCCCAGACAGCCAACACTCTCCTGAACTTCAGGGTTGGCGCTGACGAGAGCGGACGTCAGGCCGCCCTCGCACGTCTACGCATCAGTGCACAGAACGACGTGGACGGCTTGCTTGCCACCATCTTCGGAGACTCAGAGGAGAAAGTCGAGACTCAGATCCAGAACCTGATCGAGACGATTGAGCGCCAGTTCGCCGGCCTAAAGGAGCGCGGAGAAGGCCAGAAGCTTACGCAGCAGCTGCGCGACGTGGTTGAGAGCGCGAAGGCTTATCGCCAGCTCACCAAGGACGTCGAAGTCTACAACAATCAGGTGAACGACCTGACAGCCAACCAGGAACGACTGGACCGCCAGTTCGCGACTGGTCGTCTGTCCGTGGCTCAGTATGCAGAGTCGACACGCCAGAACGACGCTGATCAGATCGCGGCACTAAGGTCAGAGCGTGCAGGCCTGACACAGTTGATGACCCTTGAAAGGGATCCGTCAAGGCTGGCTCAGTATGCCTCTCGTATCAGGGAGATCAACTCTCACCTGGAGTCGCTGGAAGACACGGCGACCCGGGCGATGGTGGCAGCTCGTGGCCTGACGGCCGCGCTGGGAGACGTTGCCAACTCACTGGCAACGCTTGACGTGGATGGTACCGGCGTTATGACGAACATAGCGCAGGGCTTCAATCAGGCGATGGGACTGGCGAATCAGTTCGCCGGCACTGTCGACTCTGTCCGTGGTGCCATGGCCAAGGCCAAGGCGGCAGGCCTATCAGGCGGAACAGGCTTCCTGTCAGCGTTCTCAGGGGGCCTAGGCATGAAGGACGGCGCGGCGACCGGTTTGAGCGCAGCCATTGGCGGCGCGTTCTTGGGTGCCGGCGCAGCCATCTCGATTGCCACTGCGCTGTATACCCGCGCCGTCGAGAAGGCCAAGGAATCGATGAGCGAAAGCATCAACGAGGTTACCAAGGCCCTAGGGAACGGCGTGATTGGACTAGCAGACGCGCAGCGTCGTCTAGAGGCAGAGCGCGCGGCGGCTGTCAGGCGTTTCTCAAGCAGCAAGTCTGGTAGGGCAGCTTTGAAGGAGATGCTGCCACAGTTCGACCAGCAGCTCGAGGAGGTGCAGAAGCGCATCGAGCAGGTTCGCAAGAGCTTCGATGAAAAACTGCGGGACCTCAATATCGGAGACGGCCCGTATGCCGACTTCGCTAGGATGCTGTTCGATCTTGAGGCGACGACAAAGGAATATCTTGCGACGTTTGAATACGGGTCAAAGGAGTATAACGAAGCTCTGCGCAACGTCGCAGACATGTTTAACCTTACACTCAATAGCGCCAAGAAGAACTTGGTCAGCCAGATGGACAGTTTCAACGCTGACGCACTGTCATCGGCTTTCAAGGTCCTAGACTTGATCGAAGAGCAGGCTGGACTGTATGAGCAGCTAGCCGACACAGCGGAGCGCCGCTTGGCACTGGACGAGGAAGCCGCAGAACTCGCCAAGGAGAACGAGGAGGAGTGGGCCGAGTTCAGCGAGAAGCGCGAGGATCACGCCAAGAAGATCCTCGAAATCGAGGACAAGATCCGTGACGTCATGCGTCAGGCGCTGCTCGATGAGGCAGAGATTCGTCGGCGCGGCGTCCTTGAGGCTCAGGAATCTATCGCCGTAACAAAAGCTAGGGAGATCACTGACGCCCGCAACAAGGCAAGGGACGAGCTGTCGGACCTGCGTGATCAGCTCGCAGAGGAGAAGAGGGTCGACTTTGCTGAGGAAGAGGAAGAGCTCAGGAAGAACCAGGAAAAGCGACTGAAGTCTCTTCAGAAGGAATACACAGAACTCGATAAGCAGGTCGACAAGCTGAACGAGCAGTTGAAGCTGAACAACATTCGACTGAAATACGCTGAGCAGATTCGAGACATTGAAGGCTCCATCTTTGACATATCTGGAAACAGATACGACCTCGAAGAGAAGATGGGCAGACTTCAACTGAAGCAGGCCCAGGATCGTGTCGAAAAGTGGAAAGAAGTGCAGGACCTCATCGACGCCATCGTAGAGAACGGTGAGGGCATCATCTTCAATCCGCCGCCTGGATTCCCACAGATTCGTGTGCAGATCGGTGACATCAATATCAACACCAGCAACACTACAAATAATACAGGTGGATCTGGTGGATCCAATGGTGGAGGCTCTGGCCGTGGACCAGCGCCTGGCGGTGGTGGACCAAGGGGAGGCCGTGGAGGCAACACGAATCTTGGGACCGGTGAGGCGATGACCAGAGCAGAGAGACAGGGACTAAGTTAATGGCAACACTGACACAGATTGTCGGATACGTATACAACGCGATCGGTGCGAAGATAAAGACTGGCCGCCTGACGCTGACGCTGCAGCAGGATATCATTAGTGTCGACGGAACCAAGGTGGCGCCTGTTCCAGTGGTTATCGACCTAACAACGCTGTCAGCACCGTCAGATGTGTCAGTGTCTGTTGTAGGGGTAGCTGGATCTACGTCTTACGGATACAGGGTTGTTGCTGTTGACGCTGACGGGAACTACACCACTCCTAGCGATACTGTTTCTATTAGCAACGGCAACGCCACGCTCAGCGGGTCGAACTATAACCTCGTCTCGTGGAGTGCCGTAACCGGAGCGGCCCAGTACCGTGTTTATGGCAGGACGGCTGGTTCTGAACTGCTCATCGCCACGACATCATCGACGTCATACGCAGATACAGGACTCGCACCGTCTGGTGCGCTACCAACGGTCAATACGACGGGTGGGTATATCAACCAGAGTGTCTACGCGACTGTCGGAGCATCACCGTCAGGCGTAGCATACTACGTCGAGTATGACCCCGATCCGACAGACACGTCTAAGCCAGTCAACCACAAGTCTGGGTATTGGTACAACTACTGGTCAGTTCCAAACCTTCCGACGGCCCAGATCGGGACATTTGTGCAGGCGTCTAGGGGCCAGGCACTCGCCAACTACCTGCCAACTGGTTCTGTAATGTCAACAGCTGCCGACAGCCTGACACTCGGAACGACTGCATCAGCGACAACGAAGCGACTCAGGGCTAACCAAGCGTCTAACACACCAGAGCTGAGATACAACGTCAGCACGTCAAGGTGGCAGTTCTCTAACGATGGCAGCACGTTTGAGGACATGGTCACTCCGTCAGGACCTGCCACGACTATTTCGGCCACGGCACCAGCGCTGAGGTTCAGCGAAACAGACCAGGGCGTGGGCCTAAAGAACTGGGACATTCAGACTGAGTCTCAGATTCTGTCAATCAGGACACTGGATGACAGTTTTGCTTCGCCATCATCGCTCCTAACGCTAAACAGGTCGACAGGACTTCTCAGTCTCCTAGGTAACGTGAAGGTCACGAGGATTCGCCCTGAGTTTCAGCTCACCAGCGGATCCGGCGGATCCGGACGCATGGCGCTATCAGTTGCTGGCCAGTTCGACACTACCTACAACATCGCATTCGATGGCACAAACTGGAACCTAGATGACACGTCGCAGAACGGCCTAATCGTTAGCGCGAACAGGCTGTCAGGACTCTCTGTATACAACGCCACGGCAGGCACGAACCCGAGGACACCGGTATCTCAGTTTAGAGTATCTATTGCGGGTGAAATCTACGAGCGCACACGCACGGTGCCGATGGGTAACTGGACGTCTTACACGCCAACGTGGGGCAACACCGGAACGGCCAACACTATCGGTGCCTCTACCGTTAGTGGCAAATACACGCTAATAGGCAAGACGTGTATCGCCAAAATCTTCTTCGTCTTCGGGGCGGGATCAGCGGTAGGGTCTGGTGTCCATACGTTCTCGTTGCCATTCCAGTCTGTCCCGAACATTATCGGTGCCGACATCATGGGCTACGGGACAATTTATGACGCCAGCGCTGCTGGACACTACGGCGCTACAGTCAACTACGTCAGCAGCACAACCGTGACTCCTGTTAACGTCAACGGCCTGGCTGGCGGCATCACAGCTGTCACCCCAATGATATGGGCTGCCGGCGACTGGCTCTCACTCACAATCGAATACGACATCATCTAATGGCTACTTTCAACTTTAACAGCACAACACCACTTTCAGTTACCGTCGTGCTTAGCGACGAGGAGCGCACAGCCGTGGCACAGAAGTCAACGTCCGTTGGCGTCGAACTGGAAGATTACGTCCAGGACGTCCTGTCAGGACCTATTGACATTCTCGTCCAGCAGTACAGGGACAACTTCGCCGGCAACCTAATGCGCAGATTCAACGCTGCTGACGCAGCGACCCAGGCGCAAGCGCTGGCACAGCTTGAGAATATCCTGCCAAACGTCTAATACGTTAGGGTAAGGAAAAGTCAGAGGACGTGTAACATATATAGGATGGAACAACTTCGCACATTGTGCAAAGAAGCAGAGCACCGGCTGGCAGGCCTGTGTGCCGACTTCGACAGAATGGACAGGGAACTAGCGGCTCTACGACTAGCCATGGAGCAACGCAAGAATGACATCTTGGCTGCCCGTGGCGTCGTAGCCGGTATCAAGTTGGCGATGGGGGAGGCGGCAGACGCCGACTCAGTTCCAGCTTCGATGCTAACTTTAAAGCTATCGGATAGGAGTGAAACAACAGGCCTCGAGGATGGCCCAGCACTCCAGTCTTGACATAGAGCGGGCTCCAATCTGCTCGGGGACGAACCATGGAATTCAGAGAGAAAGTAATTAGCTACGCCCTGTCTGGCGTGCTGGCAGTTGGGGCTAGCGCCTTGACGGCGTGGCGTCAACAGGCAGTTGCAGCTACAGAAATCGAGCAGATGAAGAAGCAACTAGCCGACCACCAGGAAGATATCAAGCGAATCTACTTGATAGACGGCAAGCTGGAGCAGGTCGTTATCGAGCTTCGCAATCTCAGGGACGACATTCGACGCTCAAAGTAAATGGCACAGTATCTGTATCTTGACAATCGAGACGGGTGGGGCCTGAGGGACTTCTCCAAGTTCATAGAGGATCCGGATGGGTTCGTGCAGCACGAGATGAACCTTCCTCAGGTGTTCAACTTCAGGGTCGCCCGCCTTCCTGAGCTAGCCAACTGGGTAGCTCCTAGGAGAGGTGCGTTTGTCAAGTTCGTGGATACTACGTGGGATAGGCGCCACCGACTCACGACCGATGGCGTTCTGTTCACAGGCTACGTTACAGAGGAGCCTGAGCCTACCGTAATGGGTGAAGCCCCCGACGGTTCCGTCCAGTGGGGCTACGACCTGACTTGCACGTCTGAGGAATATCTAGCCAATATCCATAGACTGCCGCCAGTCACGTATGTCAACAAAACTCGCGGGTTCATTCTGTCAGACCTGATTCGTCGCATGTTCCCTGACCAGGTTCCCTATGACCTGTCAGGCGTGTCAGACGGCGGCCTGGAGATGCTTTACGAGGTTGACACGGACAAGAAGTGGTCGGACGTTGCAGCTGACTTCGCCAAGGCTGATGGCTTCGCCTGTTGGGTTCTGGAGAGCCTACTCTACTATGGACCACAGGATGAGGTAAACTCGACCGGAGATCCGCTTTATAACCTGACCATTGACGAAGACGATCCTAGGTGGGTGCCATACGTGGCAACCGTTAGGCGCGTATCCAAGGACATCGTCAACGACGTGACAGTCTTTGGCGAGGATGAGCCAGCAGACGTCGTCACTGAGAAGTTCGTCTCAGACGGCTATCAGGGATTCCATAACCTTGCCTTCGAACCATTCGGCCTAGAAGAGAACAAGATCATCGATGACGATCTGACAGGCTCACTGGACTCTGGAACCTGGGAAGTAGAGGACCCATCGAATTTCATCCAGCCATTCGATGGCGCTCTGAACATCGTTGGCGGGGAAGGCCTTGGAACGTTCACAACATTTCTGCGTGCTGTAAAGCCCATCGAACTAGCGGGAGTGATAGAGTGCCGCGACGGCGAGATCTATTTCAATCCCAGCACAGCTGCGGGCGTGGCGTACCTAGGAGGCCTGCACACATCAGACACTGTCAGCACTGCGAACATGTTCGCCGGCTGGTATATGAACCTGTTCACGACGACATCGGAATGGGGTCTGCTTCAGCCAGTATTCAATGGAGCCATTCAGCCTCAGGTCTACTGGTTCAAGAAGTCAAGGCACTACATCCTTCGGAAGTTTCTGCACATCAAACGTCCGTATGGGCAGGGGCAGGCATACAGCACGTCGAACTGGTTTTCGGCCTCCATCACGAATAACTTCTACCCCTACTCTACGGTGTCGTGGCAGGTCGAGGAGATCAACAACGACGACGAAGAGAACGTGACATCGGCCACGAGGGAAGTGCTGGCAATGCTGACGGACCAGTCCCCAGAACCGTTCGCACTGTATACGCCGCTAATCAGCCAGGACGCCCACTTCGTGATGAACTTCGTCCGTGTCTCGAGGCCTCAGCAGGCCATCGTCACGGTGAACGGAAAGACTACGAAGATCGGGTCGTATCTGGATGGCGGCCGATGCGAGATTACGGTAGACGACGGCAAAGGCAAACTGAACTGGTATGCGTCTGAGTCCCCACTGAAGGACGTATCATATACGAGCCTTATTAAGCGCTACCAGCCCTCACACTACCTAAGGTTTGAGGAGACGTCTGGACTGTTCGCCTATGATTCATCTGGTAATGCCTTCCAGGCCGATAACGGTGGCTACGGACAGTTGACGGCACCTGTCTTCGGTCAGGAAGGTGCCATCGGTGAGGGTGGAACGGCGCTAGGTTTTACCTACGCTACCAACGTTATCATGGCGAACCAGATTCAGATGGGCTCACAGTTCACTGTTTCGTTCTGGTTCAGGACTCCCGTCAATGATAGCGCTGAGCAGATTCTATGGACGACTAGGGATACTGGCGACCTCGGACGTGAGATATTTATCAGCAATGGACAGCTATTCCTGAGGACTGGTGGCGCGAGCGCGGCCTCAGCGCTGGTGCCGTCGATCCGGACAGGACTGGCAGATGGTGCGTGGCACAACGTCGTCTGGACACACAACGACCCGCTCACCTCGCTGTATATAGACGGTCAACCGGATGCCGGTGCGTCTATTAGCATGACTAACCATGTCGCTGCGTGTTGCATGGGACAGTTCTATAACGGCGTGTCAACCACTGGCGGGACGTTCTTCGGTGCGCTAGACGAGGTTGCTCTGTTCAGGGGAGTGGTACTGACGCCGGCGCAGATTGCTGAGCTATACACGAAGTCTCGAGAGTCAGTGCCTCAGGTGATTACGATTCCAAAGTCTGGATCTGAAATCGAGATCACTTACTACCGCAAGCAGCAGGCGTCGGCCCGTGTGCGCAACACAGAGTCGATTGCTGCCGAGAAGGCGCTGTTCAGGGACGACGGAGTGCGGCAGAAGATTATCCGGGCTGACGACATCAACCCGACGCCTCGCAACTCTGACGAGTGTCTTGCCTTGGCGCAAGCGTATCTGCTCGACAACCAGTCCTCGCACTACGAAGGATCATATTCCTTCGAGGCCGTGGAGGGCACGCCGACAGAACTGAGAATCTGGCCAATGCCTGGTGACGCTGTCAGGCTACGGATCGATTTGCCAGATAGCCAGATTGACGAGTGGGTGACTCTCAGGACTATCAATAGCGCATTCCTTGGTAAGAATGCTTACCGGTTTGACGTCACATTCGGACCCGTCACTAGATACGAGACTGTCTTGCGTGAGCTGCTGCTCAAGCGAAGGACCAGTCTTGAGGATCCAGTCATCTCGGTGGATGACGCTGACGAGCTGGCTGACATCGTTGACGGACTACCGAATCCACCAAATCTTACGAACTACCTGTTCACTGCCGACCACCTTGTAGCTTCAGTCGCGGTAGCAGGTCTTCCGCCTGGGGCTGACGGCATCGAAGTCCGCAAGGACGATACAGGCTGGGGTCAGCCGAACTACTGGGGAAGGTTTACGACTACGTTCGAATTCACCCGGTCGCAGAAGGACGAGACGTTCTACGCTAGGCCGTTTAGCTTCAACAGCGAAACTGGAGAATACCGATACTCTAAACAGAGCGCAGTATTCAGGGTCCGATATCCTCGCACCAACAACATCGTCATGAGCGAAGCGTCAGCAGTCGTGAGGGCAGAGGGAACCACCGTGGTGATCCCTATACCTGACGACGACTCGGACCTAGCGGGATACATCATTCGCAACGGAAGCTACGCTGGTGCGCCTATCATATTCAAAGGTGATGGCGTAACGAATGAGATTGCGCCAACCGGAACAGAGGTGACCATCTCGACCAACTATGTAACAGTGTTCCTGCCTGACGTGACTTACATGTCTGACATTGCTGTGAACACCTATAACCTATTGGGCGTAGAGGGAACGCAACAGAATAGCGTGCCTATCGCAGCGTATTCGGCAGCCGCTTCAGGACAGATCCTGCAGGGAACTGGCACACCGGAAGGCACCGTGACGGCACCGCCTGGTTCGATCTACCTGAACACGGCCGGCGGCACGAGCACTACCCTTTATGTGAAGGAATCGGGCACCGGTAATACCGGCTGGCGCGCGATTTAGCCCTCCCATACCTAATCAAATAGGGCAAAACCCACAGAATCCTCGTGTATTCTGTGAGTGTGAAAATCCACAAGGACGATGACCTGGTGGGTGCGATTCTACGCGATGAGGACCTGCGAGGTCAGGACCTGAGCAACAAGACGTTGTTCTCGGCTGACCTTCGCGGGGCCAAGTTGTATGACGCCATCATCAGCCTGAACTGCAAGACCTTCGACCATGCTCGTTTTGACGACGACCAGATCGCTAGTCTGCTGTTCATGATTGCCTCGGCTGACATTCACGTCAGTTGGAAGACAGGCCTCTATCGTCTCATCAAGGAACGGCTAGGCGCTGATAGATATCACGCGCTTAAGCGCCTTCTAAAGGTTACCTAAACTTGGCAGAAAAGAACAAGGAGCCCAAGAAGTTTATTTTCATCACCGACACGCACTACGGGTCTGAGAATAAGCAGGGCAAGAAGGTCGAGATGCACGACGCGCGGGCGATTGACGCGGTCCTGCAGTTCGCCTCGGATTTCAAGCCAGACATCTTCATTCACGGTGGCGACCTGCTCGATCTGGGCGCCGTTTCCCATTGGAACAAGAGCAAGCGCAAGTCCATCGAGGGGCTTCGCGTTGTCGAGGATACCCGCCACGCCAAGGACGGCCTCCTCGCTCCTATCAACGAAGTGGCCGGTGACGCCCAGAAGATCATCATCCTTGGCAATCATGAGCGCTTTCTCCTAGACCTCCTCGAGGACTACCCAGGTCTGGAAGGCATTGTCGACATCGACCAGCTCCTCGGGCTGACAGAGTCCGGCTGGACGGTCATCCCTCAGGGCGGCGTTGCCAAGATTGGCAAGCTGCACTTCATGCACGGCGACACGTTGGGCGGGCGCTACCACGCGAATGCCGCCATCCTCGCCTACGAAAGGTCGATCCGCTATGGCCATTTCCACACTTTTCAGAGTGCTACGAAGATTAGCGCTATTGATATTACAGACGCCCGCACTTCGATCGCTGTGCCGTGCCTTTGCAAAAAGGCTCCTGGCTATGGCAGAAGCGCGCCTAACAGCTGGCTCACAGGCTTCCTCTACGGCTACATCTTCCCAGACGGGTCCTACAACGACTCCGTAGTCGTTATTACTAACAACCGCTTTGCGGTAAATGGCAAGGTTTACAAGGGCTAATGGCAGAGAAACAGAAAGTTCACGTAACGTTTAAAGTCGTGCTTCAGGTGGGAGTTGACGTAACGGCAAACTCGTTCGCAGAAGCAGAGGAAGCCGCTAAGAAGTTCAAGCCGCTAGATTTAGTGAAAGTGTTGCCTGGCAAGGAACTCAACGACTGGGACATCGACATTCACTGGATGACCAAAGACCTTGGCTGAGTTCGCGCCAATTCCAGGCGTCACGTTCATCGGCCTTGGTCACAAGGCTAGGCACGGCAAGGACACAGTAGCCGAGGGGATCGTCTCGATGCACCCTCGACAGGTTCGCCGGTTCGCGTTTGCAGATGCTCTCAAGGCTGTCTGCCGGTCAAGCTACGGCATGACCAAGAAGGATGGCAGCCTCCTGCAGTTCGTCGGACAGGACCTTCGCAGGGCTGACCCTCTGGTCTGGATTAAGGCGCTCTACTGGTTCATCGAGGAGATGCGGCCGCCGGTTGCCCTAGTGACCGATGTCAGGCAGACCAACGAGGCCGAGTTTATCAGGTCTGTCGGCGGTGTCATGGTGAACGTGACTCGCTATAACCCTGACGGAACTGTCTTCGTAACGGCTGACAGGGATCCAAACCACATTACGGAAGTCCAGCTCGATGACTATCCGTACGACTACTACATCAAGAACAACAGGGGAGTTGGCGACCTCGCGATTGCCGGCACCGAGTTGTTCCACGAGGTCATGAACTCGCGTGACTAAGACATCTATCAAGAGGCTGGAGCAGGTTCATCCTGTGCTCGCTAGCAGGGTCTATCAGATGGCAGAAGCCTTGATGGACAACTACAGCATCCAGATAGAAGTCGTTCAGGGCCTGCGAACCTTTGCAGAGCAGGATGCCCTGTATGCCAAGGGCCGAACAGCGCCTGGCAAGATCGTCACCAAGGCCAAGGGTGGCGAGTCGAATCACAACTACGGCTTGGCCGTAGACGTGTGTCCCTACGTGGCTGGCAAGCCTGACTGGGTTGCCAAGGATAGCGTCTGGTCAGAGATTGGCGATGCTGCCAAGGCTGTTGGCTTGGCGTGGGGTGGGGACTGGAAGTTCGTAGACAAACCGCATGTTGAACTGCCTGGCATGTCGGTCAAGGAGTGCCAACAGCACTATCAAGCAGGCGGGATTCGCGCAGTGTGGCTAGCGATGGACACGCTGCTAGCAACGGTCTAGGTATCTCAGTGTTTGATAAATCGACAGAGTCTCGAGTAATTGCAATCGACGTCAACGACATCATCGACACACCTCGCGGCGCCCGTGTTCGCAACGCGCTGCTCTCATCGAAGGGTGTTCTGTATCGCACGAAACGTGGCCGCTTGGCAATTCAGATTAGGCCAGAAATCTTCGCCAAGCTGCAGCCCCAGCTGAACATCGAGCTGGAGGAAGGTCTAGACGGCACACGGGACATCAAGTTCCTGTAGTCGGTAACACGAGGGCTGGGTTCGGCCCCAGCATCCCTCATGGGCATCGTCAAGGTTATCCCCGTATTCGGCACCAGCGGCTTCTGCAACGAAGACACCCCGCCACCGCACTACAAGCACTGGTACGAGGCCGAGCATCCCTTCATTCAGTTCCTCAACAGCCACGGCATCATCCTATTCGACCCGGCAGAGCCGTTCGAATGGTCAGGTGATCTCGATGGCGCGTTCGGTTGGCTCCCGCAGAACTGGTTCGGCAGTAAGGAGCACCGAGACTGGCGCGCCGGCGGGCGAGCTCTTCGCTACTACCTAGCCAGCATCCCCTTGAAGGACCGCAACATTATCGCTCACAGCCACGGACTCCAGGTCGTGCTGTATGCCGTTGGCGGCCCTCGCAAGAACGACAAGCCCTGCCCAGTCAACAAACTGATTAGCGTGGCCAGCCCGCTCAGGGCTGACATGGATGCTCAGACCGCTAAGGCGAGGCCTCACATTTCATATTGGGAACATCTCTATGACCCTACCGGCGACGACTCTATCCAGATTGCAGGGCAGTTCGGTGATGGCAGGGTGGGCGGCGAGCGCAAGGCCTATCGGGCGGATAGGAACACTGCCTGCGACCACTGCGGGCACTCGGACATCCTGAGAGAGCCTGACAAGTTTAGCAAGTGGCTAGATCTGGGGGTCATTGACAGACTGCGATGAGGAAATGCACTAAATGCGGAACGAGCAAGTTTGAATCAGAATTCTCGTTCTTAAGTAATACAAGAAGGATCAGTACGTGGTGTAAGTCGTGCGTTAACTCCTACAACCGTTCCAGATACAATGCCGGAAAGGTAAAGCGAGACAAGGATAAGACACGAACTGGTGCAAGGCGATACGCCTCTAGGCACAAAGCAGAAAACAAAGAGAGGCTAAACTCTTACCGCCGAACACTACGACACAAGGTGTTAGAGAAATATGGAAATAAATGCAACCGCTGTCCGTTTAATGATCCTCGCGTACTCCAGCTGGATCATGTTCACGGCGATGGCGCTGAGGAGCGCAGAGCTATTGGGCATTACGCAATATATCTTAGGGCGCTGAACGATACCGACGGTAGGTATCAGCTTCTGTGCGCTAACTGCAACTGGATTAAACGAATTGAGAACTTCGAGCTTCGCCGCCTACGACTTGAGGAGGCCGATCTAGAAGCGCTCTCAAACGAGTACGAGGCAGACAATGAACTACTTTAAGACATTCATGCTCGCTGCGATCTTTGCACAATGTGCAACCGTGGCCAGTGCTCAGGTGCCTGGCTGCCACAATGGCGTCCTTAGCGATCCGAAGGCTTACTTCTTCAGCCTCATTGGTAGGGAGGAGGGCCAGCCTGCAGATGACTTCGCTGAGGTGCTTCGCGCCTCTGGGTTGCCGGCTGGCTACCATCCCAATGTCGTGCCTACCGACAATGGCTACTACGGGCTGACACAGCAGATTGGCGGCGGCGGGCGAATCGCTGGCCGCATCTTCCTGCCGACCGCCCAGCCTGACGACCTCGGCTATTACAGCCATCCGTTCAGTCCCCTAAGGGACGGGGCACCTGGGCACCTAGTGTGGGAATGGCGCGACTTGGGAGGCCCACCCTACGCTCCGAGGCCCTGTGGAGGCGGCGCGGTGACCCCTCCGGTCCTACCTCCGACTAGCAATGGTCAGGAAGCCGTCCTAGCGGCCCGTATTGCCTCCCTGGAGAACGATCTACTAGCGGCTAAGGGTCAGCTAGCCGAGGCTATCAGAACGCGCCAGGAAGCCTTTAATGAGGTGGAGCAGCGGGATGCTCGCATCCAAGAGTTGATGACAGAAATTGGCAGTCTCCGGATAGAACTGGCAGACACCCAGAACAAGCTTCAGGGCGTGGGCTGCGAGGCCAAGGTGCCTGGCATCCTGAGAGCGCTTGGTATCCGTGTCGGATGTCAAGTTATCAGGTAAGCCATCCCGGCAGCCACTTCCTAGTATCTGGCAGCTACGGGACTAGGACAGACATGCGATACCTGAGATGTAAGTGCGGCAGGCGTCAGGCTTGGTCGTCTATGGGCACGTGGCCATGCGACCGGTGCGACGACTGCCTGTCAGACCTAGCCGAGGGACCAAACGAGCACCACGATCCACAGCCTCATAAGCCTGTCGATTTCAAAGGCGTAATCATCTGCCAGTGGTGTCGGCGTCCCTTGGATAAGAACGATGAATTTTTTGGAGCTCTAGAGTAATGGGAGGTGCGTTGTGGTTGTTCGTCTGTTCAAGACACTCCTGCGAATCTGGCGGCAGCCGCAACGCGATCAGGAGCTTGTCGAGAAGCTAACCAAGCTTAGCGAGAAGGCTAAGCGCCTACGGGAAGGACGTCATGGATGACAAACCAGCAGCCCATGGAACGGTCAGTGTGGAGGAGCGGTACACGCTTCACCAGTGGCCGATAGAGCGCGGCTCGATTCCTACTAGCCTATGCATCCGGTCATATGCTGACGGGACGATATGCCTAGCAATCGAAGAGGACTGGGAGGATTACCTAGACGACTGAGAGTGGTCAGGACCGGCGAACGAAGTGGCAGCTATTTCTCGATTGCACAATGTGCAACGCCAAAGTCGAGAGAAGCTGCCACTGTCATTTTGGACCCGATGTGTCAACTGCCAGGAGCAGAAGGCACACTTAGTTCTTCGTGGTGAGTCCGTAGGTCGGGGCGATGGAGGCATCTAGAACGATGGCAGCTGGGAAGAGAATCTTGAAGCCCTCGGGATTAGCCCCGCCGACTGTGAGTTCCTTGACACCCTTGCCTTCGTTGTCATCCAGATAGAACTGGTGAACGACGTCGCCAGCCCTGTTCAGGATGGTCATCTCGATCGCCCGTCGGTCATAGCCGACGAATGGCCGCGCCCAGTAGTCCTTGGACGGGTGGTCAGCCACGGTCAGCGTGACGACGCGCGCCCTAACAAACTTGGCAGGGATGTTTCCCCAGCGGGCACCGATGATATGGCCCTGAGGCAGGTTGAGTTTCTTTCCTAGTGTTGTACGTTTCATGTCCTAGTAGTCGCCTTGTTCTCCAGCCCAGACGGGACCTTTGACGTCCTCGTTGGTTCGGAACGGCGGCTTAGTTTCCTGTGGCTTCTCGAGCTGTCCTGAGGTCATAGTGGCAAACGTCGAGCTGGTCTGTCAGCGCTGCGATGCCGGTGAGGCTATGGCAGAGCGGACATTCCTGGCTGTAATGGACAATCTTCGGATGGTTATCAGCGCAGATTGTCGGCAAAGATGATGTCCGGAGTGTAGCTGTAGGTTTCACGATTCTCGTTGCGGAACTGTTTCCGATACTGGACCCAGCCAGTGAAGTTGCCACTGCGCGCCTTGGGATCCTCGGCTAGTTCAGCGACGTGTTCGAATGGTGACCAATGGCCAGAGACAAGCAGCCTGTTATGCAGGTCAATGTCTGCCGACTTGTCACGCCTGCCATCGTGGGTCAGGTATGACACGCGAGCGCAGCGGCCGACAGAAACTTCCTTCATCTCCAGCTCGTCCATGCCATATTCGTCTGGCTGGAGCAAAGGAGCGTGGAGGTGCCGTTCCTCTGGCACGTTGTAGAGATATTCCCGCGCCATCATCCTTGCCAGCTTCTGGAACTCGGGCTGGGCATCAGGGTGAGCGCGCAGGTTGAAGAAGTTGTTGTACTCGGTGGCAGAGCAGATCACGGTGATCCACATCCACGGCTCTAGCAGTCGATTAGCAAGCTGCTTGTGGAGGTCAAGACCATTGAGATACCTAACTGACTCGACAGCCTCGTCTCTAGCCTTAAGCCAACTGTAGGCCGCCTTCTTCTGCGTAGGAGCGTCGAGCTGCTCCAGCGCCTGCATGCCCTTCTGGTTCTTTCCCCACCACACCGGCATTGCCGGATCGGTCATGACCATCTCGATCATCTTCTCAATAGGAATCGCCCGCGAGCTGGCAGCGTTCCTTGAGAACATGCGATGCGTCATGAACTCCGCGTGGATGAAACGCGGATAGGTAAGCTCGAAAGTGGTCAGCCGTGGGGAGCGGCCACCATACGAGTCGAGCAGGATCCTACAGCCCCAAGCCATCGAGGTCGGTCTGAGCGTCGTCCAGCTTCTTGACTTCCGCAGCCAGCGCCATCATGGCAGCCGTTGCGTTGGCCTTGTCGGTCTGAATCCTTTCCGACAGGGCGACCTTCATGTTCTTGACTGACTGGATCGCTTCCTTGATGCCTTCGACCTGGGCCTCGCGCTTGAGCGTCTGGCTCCAGAACTTCAGGAACAAACTAAACAGTTTCTGCATTGTCCTCTTCAGGCTCAAGCGAGAACTTGAGCCGCAGTCCCATTGCGCCGGCGAGGTCGGCGGCAGTGGAGATTTTCATGTTGTTACGACCGTAAAGCCTGCTGACAGTCATGGGAGCACTGCCAGACAGAGCAGCGACTTCAATCTGGGTCAGGCCTCTCTGCCTGATAGCCGCAATGATGGCGTCTGCCAGACTACTGATTGCTGCTTCGCGTCGTTCGTCTCGCTTTTCCCGAATTTCGCTTAGAATTTCCGCCGCGAGTCTTTCTTGTCGGGCGCTCCTGTTTTCCATCCGTTAGACCAAGTTTCACAATGTGGAACGGAGCACGAACACCGCTGCAGTAGTATTCCGACACCTGTAGGGCCTTGCGAACGGCCTCCTCGTGAGGCACGCCGAAGTCGCCAAGCACCTTCATTGCGCCAAGGGCGTAGGCCTGGCCTGCGCCAATCGAGGCTGCGCCGTCAGCTGGCTCAATGATGTCGAAGCTTTCCTGCATGATGAATATCCGTCCCTGAAATCCAATGAGCGCAAGACCACCTTGGTCGCGCCCGTCTGAGTCGGTTCTAGTCCAGCCCAGTTCCTTGGCTGTCTTCCTGAGTTCGTCCATGAACTCCCCAGCCAGGAAGTCGTCAACGCTGACAGACCCGTCGAAGTAAGGAGGATTGAACAGAGATCTGAGAATCTGTCCGAACCTGAATTCTCCAGCGTATCCGAAGGCGAACTGTCCCTTGACGAAAACCTTCTGCTGGCTTATCGTCATCATGTCGAAGCCCTCGTTCACCGCAGCGCTGTCACCGCCCAGATAGACGTCGCCAGTTCTTCGGTCAACGAGTCCAGCTATACACGTCAAAGGAATGCCTACACAAGATACACAAGAATTGCTTGTATTACAGGGCCGAAATATGAGGCTGTCGTATGGACCAGCCTCATCGACCGTAGATTTACTGACCGCCGCTAGCCTTTGTTGTGTCTGCGGCGATGTATGCTCGCAGGATTGTGTCCTTCGTGCCGTCGCAAATTTCCTCGCTCAAGTCGTCGCTGTAGCCATTCATGCAGGCATAGCTCTCAGCGATTTCAGCGCAGCGTTGAACGACGCTGCATACGAGGTCAACAAAGGGTTGCGCGCGGGCTTGATGCGTTTCTATTGGGCACTCTCTCTGCTCAACCTGCATACTCATCAGCATTGCTTGCTCGACCAGTACACGAAGTTTGTCCACGCTTCCTGCTCCGACGACGCTGGGTTACGAAAAACAACGAATGTGGAAGAATTATCGCCTGAGGTAGAGAGTAAAGTCAAGCAAATTCTTCCTGACCAGCGCCTTTCCTAGCCTTTTCTCTAGGTCGATCACATGCCTCGCTGGATGCTTTTCATACACTCCAGCCATTTGCAGAGCTTCAGCATGTGTCATGCCATCCTTATGGATGTATAGCAGGACATCGAATCCCTGGTGGCCAAGCTCAGCCTTAACAGCCCGCTCGACGTCGATCCGGTAGTCGATAATCCTCGGCTCGAAATAGTCTCCAGCCTCTCCTGGAACTAGACCATCTTCGAACTCGATGTAATGGTTCAAGACAGATGCAGTGACCTGTCGGTAATACCTATCCCCGTTGCCCATGTGCGCGAGCGCGCACCGGCCGATTAGTCAACTTCATCGAACATGTCCACCATGTCAGCACGGTACAGCGCGTATCCCTTATCAGTGAGAATGAGTGCCGCCCTGATGCCAGCCTTGGTGAACCCGGCGAGCCATTTCTGGAGGTCTGCTAGCCCTTGGCTATCCTTCGGTCGAACGTAAACGCTGAACCGATTCCTCTCAGTGATGGCTACCCCGTCAACTACTCTCGGCATGAAACGACGCGTAAGCTTGAAACATCTCCACGTAAGCGCGCTTCAGGTTCTCGAGCGTCCGCTTGGACGTGTCTTCAATAACGGCGTTGAACGCCATCATTACTTCGGCCCACTGGGCTGGGAGATGCTTCTCCGACCATGCTTCCCAGTAGGGTGGGAACCGGCGAGACTGCAGTTCAGCGATTTTGTACCGCTCGACCTGCTGGTCATACCAGGCCCAGAATTCTTTAGCCGCCGACAGTTGCTGCTCGTCGGACATCTTGTCGTCCTTCAGCTTCGTGATACAGCGTGTCAGGAACCCCTTGTAGGCTTTGACCTTGCTTGGATCTTTTCGAGCTTCGGACTGCTTCTGCTGAATCGACTTCCAGATCGCCTGGATGCCTCTTAGCGTCGGCTCGTATTGCACAAAGTGCAACTCGTTATGAACGTCGTCTACCGTCATTGAGGAATGGCTAGGAGCAGCCCACCTGAAGGAACACTCCTAGCCGTTTGGTTGATGGAGTAAACGACGCTTGTAACAATACACATGATACACGAAACTAGCGTGTGTGTCCAGCAAAAAACGCTAGGAGAAGATGTCCTGAATCCTGTCATCCAGCTCATCCTTGTCGTCCTCTGTCGGCGGCTTCTTCGGCACCTTCAGCGCCAGTTTGATGGCCCAGTCGGCTGCAACAGCCGCGACGGCAGAGATGGCTAGGATTCCGAACGACGCCTGTTTTCCCTTGACACCGACCTCGGCAAATGCTCCGGTGTTGAAGATTCGTGTGGCGACCTGCTCTCCAACCTTGATGGCTCGTGGGTCTAGGTTGCGCGGGATCTGGGGGAGCGGTCCCGTTGGGCCGGGTCCTGTCTCTTCGTCGTCATCCTCGCTCCGTCGTTTCAGCGTGACAGGGTCTAGCCAGACCCCTACTTCCGCCCCTTTGAAGCGCCACTGAAGCTCGTTGCCGTCGGTCAAAACCGTGAACATGACGACGTTGGCGTTCGGTCCAGTGTACCACGCCAGCGTGTCGTTGTACGGGTATCCAGGCGAACCAGCGAGGCCCCAGCTCCCACCGAGGCGAGCCGCGACTTCTCGCAGGAAGGCGGTACGGTCGCTGCCACTGCCGAAATTCGTTTCGCTGGCCACCTGATTGAGCATGGCCTGCGCTCGTTGAGAGTCCGCTGAAGTGATAATAGGCATTAGCTCTTCCTCATTCCTTCCTGCTCACCTGGTGTCAGATCGCGATAGGTCGACCTGCTGCCCTCGAAGTAGAGGTAAGTCTCACCGCCGGCGGCGTAGCGTGCCTTGTCGACCCTGACCAGTGTGTAGGGCGACTGGTTGCCAACGAAGCCAGCTCCGTTAGCTCCGAACGTCTTGACCTCTGACTTGTTTCGTCGGCGCCATAGCAGGATGATGGAGTCGGCGTCTTGATCGATAGCGCTCGCGCCCTTCAAGTCGCCCTTGTGCGGGGCGCGCTGCTCGTCATCGAACTTGCGCAACTGGCTGACCATGATGATGGGGATATGGAGCTCTACGGCCAGCTCCTTCATCCGCTTCGTCACCTTGCCGATTTCCTGGGCCTCGTGTTCGATGCTCCTGACAAAGTAGTTCAGGTTATCAAAGGCCACACACTTCAGGTCGTAGCGCTTTACGGCAGCCCTAATAGTCTGCTCAACATCTTCCAGCGTGCTGCCCTTGTCACCCAGATAGAGTGGAACCTTGGACAGGTTCTGACGATACTGCTCGACGTGCTCCTGCCGAATCTTCAGCATCGGAACGCCGTATTCCTTCTCGATGATCTTGCGCATCATCATGATGGTCGGCATTTCCAGACACATCAGGAATGTCGGATTCTGCATCTTGGCAGTATGGAGTAGCTCCTGTAAGAGGAAGCTAGTCTTGCCAGTGCCTGACGTGCCTGACAGAACGACAAGCTGACCGTTCCAATAGCCGCCGCCCACCATGGTATTGATGTCTTCGAACTGGCTAGGGATGCCGTCAAAGGCGTCCGTCGACAGCCAGAGCTGCTCCTCAAGCTTGTCAAGCACTGTCGACATGGACAGGCAGCTTGGCATCTCCTGGGTGGCGGCAGCCTTGACTAGGCGCTCGAAGTCTTCAGAGCTGTGAGTCTGGAAGTATTCGTTCGCGTCCTTAGCGTCTGGCAGGACGATATTCAGGACTGTCCGGTTGTCCTGTTCGAACTTCTTGACGTGCTTCTCGGCGCCCTTCTGGCCAGCGGCGTCGGAGTCGTAGCAGATGACAACCTTGTTGGGGTTGTACTTCTCGATCGCGTCGTACCATTCGACAGCAAATGAAGCAGATCCTGTCGTAGTTGACAGGACTGGCGAGAAGCCCTGCTGCCACATGGTGATGGCATCCAGCTCACCCTCGACCATGTAGAGGACGCGCTCGTCGTCGCCCTTGTGCTTGTCGAGCAGATGCTGACCGAACAGAATGGACATGCCGCCGCCCTTGCGCTGGAAGCGCTTCTCGGCCGGTGGCAGGCTGCGATACTTGACGTCGACAATCTCCCCGTTATGGATGTAGGGTATAAGCAGCCACTCGACGTCGTTGTTGTCTTTCTTCAGGCCTAGGTGCCAGGCCTTGGCAGTTTCGGCCGTGATGCCACGGCCTGTCAGATAGGCTAGCGCCGCCTCGCTCTCGTGGAGCGCCTTCTCAAGGTGGGCGATTTCAGAGAGTGCCCAGCTCTTAGTCGGCTTTTGTTCGGTCTGCTGTTTAAGCGGGGATACAGGCTCGTTGTCCCCGAGGTGACGCTGGAGCTGGTAGAAGTTTCCTTGTTCTCCGCAGGAGCCGAACTTGCAGGAATACAGGCCGCTTGAGTTATTAAGATAGAACTTAAAAGGGCCTTTGCCGCAAAACGGGCAAATCTCGAGGACCAGTTCTTCACCGCTGGTTTTGTGTTTCCAACCCTTGGACTGAACATAAGATAGAGCTTCACCATTGCTATATATTGGTAGCGGCACGTCTTCCCTTGGCACGAATTGCGTCACACGTTCGGCACATTCTTGTACCGTTTGCTCGAATCTTTGCAGCGCTAAGGTCGTGGCCCCGCACGCAGTGAGTCGGCTTATTCTTCTGTTTATATTTGCGCTTGTTACGGGCTTGCTCCGACTGCGTGGCCCACTTGCAGTTATCAGGAGAATAGCCCTTGTTGTTGTCGATTCTTTCCAGCGTATGCTTAGGAGGCCGCTGACCCATATCGCAGATGAAGGATGAAAAACTAATCCTCCACCTCTCGCACATTAGAATGCCTCTACCGCCATACTCCGGATATGCTGGGTCGTTAGGGTTTGAGCACCTGCTCTTGGCGGCTGCCCATACCCTGTATTCTGGAGTGTTGCTGAGACCGTGTGTTACCAAGTGAGACGACGTGCGATTCGTGCGGTTAGGAACCCTTCTGGGCCTCCTTCCAGTCCCGTAATGCTGACCTCAAACATGGGATCAACATACGAGAGGATGCCTTCGATTTCCGAGTCTGGAATCTCCTGCTTCTCCTGGTCGGCCTGTGTGCGCGATTCCATGAAGCCGATGTAGGCGTCAACAACTAAGAACCTGAGATACGTATCAATCTCAGCCTTCATGGGCGGCCTGACAACTTTGCCTTCGACTGGTGGTCCTCCTGGGAAAACTGACGGTAGCGAGATGCCGTAGCGGCGCATCTCGTCTGACGAGATTGTGGCAGCATGGTCAATCTGCTCGACAATCATGCCAACGTTGGGCACGTGTCGCAGTTCTTCTAGGTGGGTCAGGTTATAGCGCATTGTCAGATTCTGGGTCCGGCTCGTAGGTCTTGGCAGGCGTCACGGCGATGGGAACGTTGACACCCTTATTGCGAACGGTCAGCCTGTCGACGTTGGACAGGGATGCCTCAGGCTGCTTGCCGCTCTTGGGCACAGGCGTGATCCACTGGAGGATGTTCTCTTCCTTGAAGAACACGCGAATGTGCTTGCGCAGTCGCTGGTCGAGCGACCGTACGTATTCGTCAGCTGCGTAGTTCTGGAGCGCGGCGCTGACGTCGTTCATGGTCACTCGGCCCCGGCGCATCATCGCCTGGATGTTCCTGAACAGGCCGATGTATTCGTCCTTCGAGTGGTTGCGCACGTTCTTGAGGTAGAACGTGACCAGCTTCGAGATTTCCCGAGTCGTCGGGATGTAGATCTCAGAGGGATCCGGCTGGGAGGGACTCTCTGAAGTCGTCAATAATGGCAGTGAGTTGGTCGTAGGTTTCCTCGAGGACATCGTGCGGCTCATCCATCTCCGTGGCTAATACGAACCCAAGCGCCATTGCTAGGGCTGCGGCAATCTCATGTGGAGGCCAGCCCTCGCAGAGAGCGATGATGTTCGCTGCGAGGCCCCTGACCGCCTTGGCTGCGGCAATTTCTTCTGGTGTCGATTCGTTCACGCTGCTTCCTCGGTATCCACGTAGGTGTCCGAGTCCTTGATGTAGCCTTCCAGTACGCCGAAGGCCCACGACTTGTTCTTGAAGAACCACGTGCCCTGGTCAGACTCGACGCGCACCACGACACCCTCGCGAATGTGCGAGCTGTCCAGTGTTGACGGGCCGTCTGTTAGCGCCTCGACAGTGTCTGTCAACATCTGGCGAGAGATGTCACTATCGTCAGTCGTGAACATCATGTCCAGTTCCGGCACAGTCTGCAGGCCCAGCTCCTTGCACCGCTGCTTGACCTGTTGCCACGACAGGTCTGTTTCGACGCCGTCCTCGTTGAGCCGAGTCACACGATACACAAGCATCTTGTGTTCGCCTGACAATGTGCCATACCTGTAATCCATCTTCTTGCCATACTGCTTCTGGATGTCCTTCAGTTCATCCTTGACAGTGTGGACAGGCATGATGGGCTGACCTTCTGCCACGTCGCCAACAATCTCGAAGTAGAGCACTTCGCCCTTGTGCAGCTCGATGCCGGCGACGACGTCCTCGCGGAAACTGTTGGTCCCGTAGTAACTGGCAGCTTCTGGCTGCTTGTCCAGCACTACCCGGCGAGAGCCTGACAGATGCTGATAGCCGAAGAACTCTGTTGCAGGGTCAAACCTTCCGATGAATCCTGCCAGCTTGGCCCAGAACTTCTGCCAGCCTGACATCGGCGTCGTCTCTGCCACATTGCCATACCTGCCAGAAGTGCCATGCGCCTTCTCGGTGATGTACACGACCGCGCCGACAGGGATGCGATGTGAGTTGTAGCGGAACTGGGCTGTGTCGATGTGCTCAGGGAAGATCAGGTTGCGCTGCTTGCGCGCCTGACCAGGTCTGGACATCTTGGCCCGCGTGGCAGGAGTGTAATACTTCTGACAGACCTGAACGCCGCCTAGCTCTGTGAAGGCGAAGCCGTCCTCCAGAGTAGACAGATCATAGCCGGTAAAGGCCAATTTGTCAAGCTCGATGAAGAAGCCGTCAGACTTCTCACCACGAAACTTCTGCGCTCGCACCCTGCGATTCTTCGCGAAGAAGCCACCCTTCTTCTCTCCGGTGGCTGGGTCAGTGTAGCCGACAAGGTCGTTAGCCTCGGCCATGGCCTCGGAGAGTTGCCCGTCGCAGGGGAAGAACACGCCTCGATCACCTTCCTTGGCCTCGAGGCCGACCACCACCTGGTGGCCATGCACAGTGGCGAGGTTCAAGCGATCCGCGTTGGGATGCTTTCGCACATTGTGCAAACTAGTAACTATTGCCTGATAGCTCACTTATTCTTAGTCCTGAAAAGCTTGACCCATCCTGGCACTGACAGGAACAAGCAGGTTAACGACGCCCAGCCTTCGGCAGGTATACCAAAGCGCAGATACATGGCCAGATGTGCCATGCCTAGTGTCGCTGGGATTCCTGCCAGAACCGCAGCGAACTGGTAGTTCGACATTACGTGGACAGGTCCAAGAGGAACTCGTCAGCCTTGTCCAGTTGAAATCCGTAGCGTGCGCACAGCTTCACGAGTCGCTCGCGAGTACTGTCCGGCGTATTGAGATGACAGGCCCTCGGCTGCTGGTCAATCGGTGTCCAGTTCTTACCCTTTACAAGTGTGAACGGGTCTGCCAGCATGTAGCCGATGGCATGCGTGGACACGTCGAACCGGTTTACCAGTTCCTGTAAGGTCTTCTCAGGTGCCGCTAGAATCTGCACGGTCTTGCCAGACACCTTGCTGTGATAGGCGCGTAGCAATGCGAAGGTGGTATCCTGATAATCCTTCTGGACATGCTCAGGGACATCATCTGGGAACCTGCGGAAAGCATTGACAGTCCGGTCAATCTGAAGGGCTATGCTGTGTTGCAGGTTCCAAGTGCTGCCCTTAATGTCTTGGTCTAGCAGCCACACGTCAATGTCGCCAGCCTTGTCAGGGCAGGCAGCGTAGCCGCCGGCGATCGCCACATTGCGGAAGTTGACAGTGATCTTGGCAATCTCTTCCAGCGCTGCGTCTCTGAACAGTGTAATCATAGATATATCGACTTATGCCACGCCTCTTTTAGGCAATGACAGCACCGGTTAAGGTCCCAACGAACTTTACTGAGCTTGCAGAATTTGCTGGCTCTCATCTCGAATAGCTTGCGGTGATAACAGTGCAGGCCTATGCGACAGAACAGCCCTTTAAACACCGACTAGCTTCCTTCCCAGATATAAGAAAGCTCTTGCAGCAGCAGCTGGGACGACGCCGTTTCCCAAAATTCGAAGCTGATCGAGCCGCCTGAGAGCCAGTTCCGGGGCAGGCCCATCAACCACGTCACGAAAGCTGGATTGAGCTTCCGCCGTGAGGGCGGGGGAGTATTCTGGGAAGTCTCGGATGATATCTGCCCAGACAGGATGGTTAGGTCCTGGGGCAAAGATTCCAAGGCTTGAGAAATCACGGACAGAGATGTAATCTTCTTCCTCGGCCCGCCCTTCATCCGCGCCTTCATCGCCATGTGCGCCGCCGGCGTCTTGTTGTCGTCCTGCGCTACCGGCGTCGGCCACGTCTGCGCCTCCCCCGTCAGCGACAGGAACGGCTTCGAGTGATCCCCGTTGCTGTAGCTGTATCCACGACTCTTGGCATCCGTCGCAGTAATCGTCTGCCATGACCCCGCCGTCCCCGCGAGAGTCGCTCCATGGGAGACTCCGTGAGAGGGCGCATTCTGTGTCGTGCGGTTCTCGTTGTCCGAAGCTCGAGGTGTCGGCCAGACCGATGCCGCTGTCTGGATGTTCTCCCCGCCTTGCCGTCCCTGACGACCCGCTCCGTTCGTGCAGTTCGCGTGAGGTGTCGGCCACATCTTGGCAGCCGCTCCAAGATCCCGTTGCACCTTCTTCCCGTTGTGGTAGACAGTGGCCCCCACAATTTCCGCATGCGCAATCGAGCGCCCGCCGTTCGGCACCATCGGCGTGGGCCAGGTGGAGAAGCCCTGTTCCGCCTGATAGTCCAGCATGTCCATCCGAGACTTGCCGTCGTCGCGAACGACCTTTGTTCCGCTGCCCTTCCAGATGCGCGCGGTAGGCGTGGCCCAGTTCTTCGCTTGCAAGTCGAGCTGCGCTTGCCCAGGCGGGTTGTATGAGCCGTCTGAGGGTTTCGACAGCGCGGTCGGAGTCTTCCACCGCAAGGATGAAGAGTCGACGTCGCGCATGGCTTGCGCCAACTTCGAACGCCTCAAACAATCCGACTTCAGGTCGGTAGCCAATTGCTTCCAGTCCCTCGTGGACTTCTGGGTAGCCGTTGTTGAGGTGCTGGGCGACGTTCTCGAAGAAGCAGACGGCTGGTCGAACAAGTCGAACAAGGTCTGCGATGGTTGGCCAGAGGTGGCGAGGGTCGTGCTTACCTCGCTGCTTGCCTGCAATGGAGAATGGCTGGCACGGGTAGCCGCCAATGATGCAATCCACGACTCCACGCCAAGGGCGGCCGTCGAAGGAGTGCAGATCTGACCAAACAGGCGCTGCGTCCAGGCTTCCGTCTTGTATGCGCGCCGCCAAGACTTGGACTGCGCTGATTTCCCTTTCAACGTAGCAGACTGTACGAGCGCTTGGAACAGCGAGTCTGAGTCCGAGATCCAGCATTCCCGCACCGCTGCAGAGGGAAAGCACGTTGAAGGTACCACGAGCCACATTAGTCTTCGTCGTCACTGAGCTTGTCTAGGTAAGCCTGAAGGTCGCCGTCGATGTATTCCACGATGACCATGATGTCGCCAGTCTCGTCGTCACAGAGTTCATGGACCTGGCAGATCTCATGCTCGTTGAGAGGAGTTACCGTGTATGTCATTAGTGCTTGTATCCCCAGGTGACAGTAGCGGTAATAGCGAATGCGCTTAGCCAGTAGCACATGTCGGCCCACTTGCCGCTGACGCCCCAGCGCATAGCGTTTAGGGCGTAGAGAGTTAGGATGGTGTAGTTGAACACCATCGGGTTAAGCAGAAAGGACTTCATGTCAGTTCTCGCGAAGCTTCCAGACCTTGACAGTTCTCTCGTGAACGTTGCGAGAGTCGTCACGGTAGGAGAAGTACTGGCCAGTCCAGACAAAGACTGACGAGCGAAAGACCACGCCGAGCCAGTGGTCAGCGAGGGCAGGGTTGGTCAGGTGGCCCTGCTTGTCCATTTCTGCCCGCACCTCTCGGCTATGGACAGTGCCGTTAGCCTTCGCAAGGTCGATAGCGATGGCTCGAGCCTTGGTGATCAGGTTGCCGCGATGCCTGTTGAGAAGCTTCGCGGCCTGAGACGTTGTCTTGGTAACCTTGCGACCATGAACACGTGGTGTCAGGTCGAACAGTTCGAACTGGGTGTCAGGACTGCTCATCGTCTTCGAGTGTCGGCTCTGCCTTCAGTTTCTTGACACTTTCCAGCTTGTAGACAGCGACTGATTCGCCGTTCTCGATGTCGACCTCTACTAGCAGGTCTGAGAGGGATGTGGCTGCGTAGATGCCATCCTCGTTCTCGTAGACGTAGAGGGTGTCAGTGAGTGCCATTACTTGACAGGAATGAAAGGCACCGCTCCGGTGCTTGTTACGGTCGGCAATACGCCGTTCCACTTCTCGATGGCCTTCGACTGCAGCACCTTGTCGCCAAACTGCTCCAGCGACTTGGCGATGATTTCGTTCGCCTTAGCTTGGGCCAGCGCTGTCAGCTCGATGGACTGTGCCTCGCCCTTGGCGCGCTCGATGGCCTGCGCAGCTTCGGCTGTGATCTGGCGAGTCTTGGCCTCGGCCTGATTGGCTGCCTGAACCTGCTGGATGACGTTGTTGATCGCCTGCTCGACGGACGATGCAACGTGCGGCTTGCCGATGATGTTCACGTAGTCGAACGTGATGCCGTAGGCGGCCGTATCGGTGTTGACGAGGTTCTTGGCAGAGTCGCCAACCTCGGTCAGTCGCGGGCCGAGGATGTCCAGAATCGGCATCTTCTCGGTGACTGAGCACAGAGACTTGCGAACCTGATCCCGCACATAGCTGCTCGTAATTTCATCTGCGGACTGGCGGAACTTCACGAACAGCGCCGGCACCTTGTCGGCTGTGAACTGATAAGCGACCGCGATATCGAGAGCGACCTGCGTGCCCTCCTTTGATCGGCACTCGACGGACGTGTTCGCGCCGCCCTCTTCTGAGGACTTCGACCACTGGGCGCGCTGCTGCGACGTCGGGAACACGTAGACGTCGGTCGTGATCGGGTTATAGATAACGCGACCTGTCCGAATCGGATAGTCCTGAACGCCACGGCCAGCGCCGTAGTTGTTGACCTCGATGCCAACGGTGCCAGGCTTGACGGTGGTGCAGGCGGTGGCCATCATTGCCACGACTGCGAGAACGGCGAACTTCTTAAGCACGCTTGAAGACCTTTCGAAGGAGAACGGGCAGGGTGGCAGAGAGTCCTGCGCCTACCAGAACGACGGTGCCAAGGATGACGAACACGGCCACGATGGCGCTGTAATACATGGCCAACTGGGTGGCCACTGACGCGCCAACGGACACCGCGAACGTGGCGAGACAGAGCAGAGCTAGCAGGGCTAGCAGATTAACGACAAGCATTTCGCCTCCACGTGATACACGTGTTTATTGTGTATTGACAAGCCTAGACGATCTGGCCGTTATTGTCAAGCTAAAAGGGAATGCAGTCGTCGCAGACCTGCTCCAGCAAGCGGTATCCTGAATAGGGACCGCCGCGCCGCCAAGGAGAACAGTTGTCCTTGTATTCATCACAGACGCAGCACTTCCGCAGGCCGAGGGACGCGAAGAACTCAGGGGCCGTAGACGTCTGCCCAGCATCTGAGGCAGATGTCTTGAAATAAATCGTCTTTTCGGTCGTCTGTGTATTCATCGCAAACGCGGCACTGCCACATCCCTAGCGCTTCGAAGAACTCATTCTGGGATTTCTCCGTAGCACTTGGTGCAGACATCAAACGGGTCACACGGCTCAAGCACGAGTTCATCGCAGATCGCACAACGCCAAGCTCCGAGGGCTTCAAAGAATTCCTCAACCTCTACGTCCACAGGTAGAGCCGAACCTCAGCGAGGCGCTTGAGCATGCGTTCATCCTCATCCTCGTAGCCCTGCTCCATGGCAGAACTCATCCTCAGGATCAGATTCTGGTAGTCTTTCTTGTCAGGATTGCCAGGAACGTCTCTCTCACGGACGGTACATCCGCCATCAGCGTGCTCGATAACCTCGTAGTTTTCGTCAGGCTCAAGCATGCTGGTATACATGCCATGAGCCTTGAGGGTATCGGCCCACCATTCGGTAGGGTCGATTCTGGCAGGCCTGACATTTACCCACCAGTCATACAGGGTGGCCACTTCCTGCCATTCATCGCGGCCATCCCATCTCAAGAACTCGTCGCCGTCGATGAAATAGGCGCGGCTGTTTAGCCAGTCCTCGCGCTCAACGGCATGTCGCAGGATGGTAAAGCTGGCATACAGGAGCAGCTCGCTGCGGTCTGTCCAGGTTGGGTGAAGGCTGTCAACTCTGACGACGTTGTATTGATGCCAGAGGCGGCACTTCAGGTAGTACCAGATGTCTGGCAGGAAGCCGTCAAGACGATAGCCTCGCCAGAACTGCCAGCGTGGATAGAGTTCGCCGTAAGGCCGACGCAGGAACAACCAGCGACGGCGATGGGTGCGGAGGTAGTCGCGGAAGGTTGCGCGCTTCATCCGAAAATCCAACGCATAACAGGATCGAAAACGTACTTAAACCACATGCCCATGATTACTACGGCAACTGTTGCACAGGTGAGTACGTATATGAAGGCGGCTAGCTGCAAGAGGGCGCGCTTCATCCGACTTGTCTACACCAATGCAGAAGGTTGCACGTGTCACAGATAACGCAGCACTTGGCTTCGCTTGCTCGCCACTGGACCTTGTGTCCTTTAACAGCGCAAAAAGCAGCGTCGATGAATGCGAGAAATTTATACATTGGCGAGTCAGGCTGGATTCGCACCAGCGTCACAGGTTTTGGAGACGAGTATCCTAGGCTTCTAGACGACTGACTCAGTTGCGCCCTTAGGGGTGACCGGCGGGAATCGAACCCGCGTGGCCGGATTCACAGTCCGGTGGCAGGCCTCTCGGCGTCCAACACTACCATCGGCCACACCTAAAGACACAAGTTGGTGGCGCATCGTGGAGTCGAACCACGCGAGGCACTAGGCCGCCGGTTCTACAGACCGGCCCGCCTCCCTAACGGTATACTACGCCAAAAAACAGGCCTGACAGAAGCCTCCCAGCACTGTCAGGCCTTGCCGTCCTGGGCAATGTCAACTATCGACAGGAACAACAATACACGTTTATTTTGTGGTTGTCAAGCACCGTTCGCACTGACAGGGTCGGATGGGCTGGCCGATGAATTCTCGCTCGAAGGCGGGCTTGCACATTGTGCAAACGTAGTAGTGGGTACCGTCAGTGGCTAACAGGTAAGGGACCAGTTCTGTCAGCTTCTTCTCGCGCCGACAGTCGCCGTCACACTCTGCCCGAGCGGCCAAGAGGTTAGCTCTGGCAGCCCTACCCATTAGAGCTCCGCAATGGTGATGGAAGCTTGGTTAGGAATCTCCCAAGTCCGCTTGAAGTAGCCTGGACGCATGGCGAGTGGTACAGGGCTGGAAGGGTCAGGGTCGAGTTCGACGGTGTAGTCGACTCCGTCATCCTCGCTTGGAGCCAGATAGAAGTCGAGATTGCCTGAAAGAGGAATCTCAACGATGGCAACCAATGGACTGATGATAGAGCCGGCGAACGGTTTGAACCCGTTAGGAGTAATCCGAAGCTGGCCAGACATGATCTTCAGGCCAGTCTTTGGGTTGTAGAAGGAGCCAGTGACTTGGCACATGCCAGGAACTGGAACGCCGCCAACGTAGAAGGCATTGTTGTCAAAGGCTCCAGCGTAGAACGGCATTACTGTCTGTTCGCTTCCTCCGGTAGATTCCGTACCGGTCTACCAATAGGTAGTCGCGCGTGAGCCTCGATCCTTAGCGCAGCACCGAACTGTCTAGGTTCTGCGAAGATTCGAACAACCGAGCCATCACTAAGCTGCAAGAACAGCTCGTCCTGGTCATGGCCCATAGCGCTGCTATGCACCTCCCACCACTTGACTGCTTTGCCGGCGATCTGGTTATTGAAAGCTAGGAGCTGGTCGTCTGTATGCATTACTTCACCTGAACTGCTACGAGTCCGAACACAGGGCTGGCCACGCTGTCGCCATTCAGACCAACAATCCTAAGGATGCGGTCCTGCTTGGCTCCAGCCACCAGCGTTACCCACGATGAGGCCTTATCGCCAGCCACGTCGATCGCTACGCTAGGTCCAGTAGCGCCGTCAGCATACTGCCATGCCGAACCATCCCAGTACTGCACTCGCAGCACTGCTCCAGTCGGGCCAGGCGTGACCACTTGGGCAAGGATTCGCATCTGAGTAGCATATGTCAGGTCATACTGCACCCTGAACGCGCGGTCAATGCCGAGATACTCTGTCAGCGAGGACGGCATGACTGACCACGTTGCGAGCGCACCTGTAGAGGCTGCCAGTACTGTCCATGCTGGCGAGAAGTGAGTTGCGTTCCAGTCTGAGGGCTGGATGTCAGCAGGGTCAGCCCCATCGGACTGACCACTGACTTTCTGATGAGTTACTGGCATTATCGGAACAGGATCTGAAGGTTGTTGATGCTAGTAGCGGAACCAGTTCCGGTATGTGCCGCAACAACGCGGAAGATTGTATTGGCGGCTCGAGCACCGGATGCTAGCGTTCCATAGGCAGACTGAATCAGCGTGTCGCCGGTGCCACCGGTCTGAGATACTCCTGCATCTGCCCATGCGCTACCATTCCAATACTCAACCTTGAACGTCACAGCGCTGAGGTCTGACGCCTGGTGAGTGAGAACGATTGAGATCTGGGTAAAGTTCTGCGTGTCATACACGAACCGACGCCTAGCCGAACCAACGATTTCAGCGTAAGCGCCACTGTTACCAGGCGTAATGTTGACTGTTGACGAGTTGACCATCACGCTTGCAGGCTGGGTGCTAGACCCGCCGCCGCTCACTGTGGTCCACACCTTCACTGGTCCAGTAGCCTGCAGAACCTTGAACGCGATATTGGTCGTGTCCCACCATGTGTCGCAGACCTTAAGAGCCGTGGTGGAGTTCTCTTCAGGCTCCGTTGGTCCGACGAATGACCGGCAATAATTGCCGTTCCACATTGACGGCCGCAGCGCCCGAGGTGTCGTAGGTTCGTCTGGAACTGGTGTCGGGCTGGTGATGGTTACTGTATACGTAGCGTTGCTAGATACGCCAGCTGAAGTCGCGGTCACTACAACCGTGTAGGTGCCTGGAACTGTTGGACGTCCATCAAACACGCCAGCCGCGCTCATGGTCACGCCAGTCGGCTGCCCGCTAACACTCCACGAGCAGCTACCAGAACATCCAGTGGCTGTCATTGTGGCCGAGTAGTTAGTGCTTGTGTTGCCGCTTGGTAGCGAAGACGTCGTGATAGTAGGAGGAACAACCGGCGTGCCGCCAGTAGCATCTCCTGACAGGGCGACATTGGTGAAGGCAGCAATGGCAGAGATATTGGCACCGAGGTCAGTGCCGTCAGATCCGGCGTTGTGATACGGAGATGTCGACTTCAGCAGGTAGTTGTCGTTATCGAAGTCAGTGAACTCGTTCCTCAGCGTAGCAGTCGACGGGCAGAAGTTCTGAGCGCTGCCGCCTGGGTAGTTCGCGCAGGTAATGTCAGCGCCGAGGTTCTTGAGCCAGCTCCTCGTGCCCGTCACGTGCATCGTCCAGCATCCAGTCGTAGAGGCGTTAGTAAAGTCACCCTCTCCACAACTGTTACCACCTGTCATTCCATAGCCCAGCTTGTAGAATATGTTGTTGCTAACAGTCATATTCTCGACTGCCTGTTCGATTGTCTTGAACAGGTCGAACCAGATAAACGCATTGCCAGATGTCTGGGCAAATGTGTTATGCGTTAGCGTGATGTTCCTTGGCCCCATGGGTGTGCCAGCGGGGTAGATATTGGCATGGGCACGAGTCGTGATAATGAATACTCGGTTAGAGGCTCCGAAGCTTGTGCCCATGTCAAAGAACAGATTGTTATGGAACGTCAAGTCTTCTGTTCGTGCGGATGGAACTCCAGAGCTGAGATCGCGCCCGCCGATCTGCACACCGCCAGCTGCGTTCTTAACGATGTTATTTCGGAACGTCACGCGGCGCAGGATGGTGGAGTCGTTGCCATTACTGGTATTGGAAACAGTAAATACGATGGCGTATCCAGTCTGTCCGTCAGCCCATGAGCCGCTGAACACATTGCCCTCAACTAGGGCTGTGTCCATGTGCTTCAGTTCGAAAATATTCTTAATGAACCACGTCGTTCCGGTCGAAGTGGGGACGCTCTCTGTAGTGCCAGCCGAACCTGTGTCCGTGTATGTGCATACCGTCGCACTGCACGCAGAAGTCGTAACGCTAAATCGAACGTTCTGAGCTCCAGAGCTTCGACCGTAGATGTAGTAGGTTTCTGCATTGGTCACTGGACTCCAGGTGATTCGAACGGATCCAGTTTCAGACAGTGTCGCGGCTACCTCTGTAGAGGCCGTTGACCGAGCCGTAGCAGCGTTGGCGATGCCCATGCGCGCCACAACGCGATACGAGTAGTTGCCAGCAGTCAGTGTTCCGCCTGCCACTCCTGAAGCGGTAGGATTCTGTGGTGTACCAAGAATCGGGTTCCGCCAGTCGAGTGGCTTTTCTACAAGGTTCCTAGTAAACGTTAGGTTGGCTGGCGAAGGACCCCAGTCCACATCACCGCCCACGTTCGGCGCTGCGTCAAGTGCGGTAAATGTAACGTTGGCACTGGTACACAGCGCGCCGTCTACTGATGTCCCGCAAGACACAATCTTCGTGAGCTGCTCAACGGTCGTGCCGCCCAACGTAACGTCGAAGGTGAGATGCTTCCCAACGCGCAGACCATTGAAGGTTGACAACGTTGCCGAGGTGGTCGTCGGGGCTGGAGAAGCTGATACCGTTACTGACGGGCGAGCTGCACCGCTAGCGCCGCCAGCAATCACGTTCTCGCCGTTACCAACGATGTAGCAGTTGTCAATCGTATAAGGACCCTCAGAGCTGTTAATGAACACGCCCTGACCCTCTGCACTAGACTTGATGTCCTGGATCGTGCAGTCCTTGACGGTGACGTTGTTGGCGTGGAGCGACAGCCCACGGAACTGACCCTTAACAGGGTCGCCAGCGAGGACGAACTGCTCGAGGGTGAAGTTGCTTGGAATCTCTGAGATCTGGGTAACGGTGCTATTGCTGTCGTCACCGAGCCGCAGTAGGTCGCCGCCTCCGTAGAACGCGCCTCCGGTTCCGCCGGCGATGATCTTGATCCACTTGATGGCCCAATACTGAGTAGCCACGCCGGCGCTGGGATCAGCGGTTCGGAGAGCTGGCTCGTTGTTGATATTGGACTTCAGGATTGCCAGGTTGTATGTCGTGGCCAGCGCGTTCGTCATGCGAACGCCAGCAGCAGGGAACGAGCCGAGGCTGATAATGCTACCAGTCGATGTCACGCCAGTTCGGACGGTGACATTGGACGCCCCACCGTGTCGCCGCAACGTGTAGTTGCCGACGTATGTGAAGCCAGCCTGCAAGAGCACCGAGTCGCCGGCGACGGCCGCATTGAGCGCGGTCTGAAGCTGGCTGTTCGTGTAGGTGCAGCCTGTCGCGCAGACGGTGAGAGTGGCAGCTTCTGCTCGTCCTGTCAGGACTCCGAGAGCGAGGATAGCAGCTGCGAGAACCTTACGGATATTCATTATGGGTTGACGACCTGTGCCAGCGTGACAACGTCGCCGTTGTCATTGCACTTGATTTCGGCTGTGCGTGTACCAGACCCCGTGATCTGAATCCAGCACATGCCGTTGCTGGTGTTGGTAGGAGCGGCCAGGGATGACCGGAAGAGAGTGGCAGAATTACCGTTCCCGATGACGGTATTGCCATACACGTCCGTCGAGATGACAGCGCCAGAGTTGATGGTGAGCTGTGCGTAGGCTGTTGGTGCGAAGGAGATGAGGACTCCAAACACAGCCCCGGCAGCCAGCAAGCCTAGTTTCTTGAGCATGTCGCTAGCTTACAGGACATACCCAGAATACTTACCCTAACAGGATAGCTAATGTATTAGGTAGGATGGAGCCACCGGCAGGAATCGAACCCGCAACCGTCACATTACAAATGTGCTGCTCTACCGGATTGAGCTACGGTGGCTTAAAGAGTGGCGGAGAGTGAGGGAATCGAACCCCCAGCCGTTTTACCGGCGACAGTTTTCAAGACTGCTTGGCCAGCCAATAGCCCGACTCTCCGTGGTGGGGAATGAGGGATTCGAACCCCCGATATTTCTCGCTCCCAAAGCGAGCGCCGTAGACCAGGCTGGGCCAATTCCCCGAATTGTTACTTATCGAACCGCCGCTCGTATCGGTACGTCGCGCGGACTTTGCGCTTTGGTGGCTTCGGCGTCTCCAAGACTACCTCGTTGAAATAGAAAACGAGTGGTGCGCTTGGTGTGCGATCAGCAATGAACGCCTCAGGGCTTGTCGGCAGTTCCGGTACCGTGGTGGTAGGGATGAAAGCGAAGAAAACACAGACCGCTACTAGAACGGTAAAGCTGGGAACCAAATACTTGCGCACGCTATTTCACCTGGGATATCAAGAACATCGCTACATGAGCTGGTAGCGTGAATGAGTGGTACATTTTCATGCCGTTGACCCTCTCGTCGCTCACCATAGAGAAGTCAGGATCGTATGCATTGCATCGATACCCGAGCGGCTTGAACAGGCTGTCAAGCTTCTGCGCAGCCTTGGACCACTTCTCGAGATAGAGAAGATGGAAGTCAGTACGAGTTCCGTCAGGAAGCTTGTAATCCATGAGAGTTGGTGGGACTGAAAGGATTTGAACCTTCACGGGTTGCCCCAGCGGTTCCTAAGACCGCCGTGTATGCCTTTCCACCACAGTCCCTAAAAAGTTGCCTTACACCTCTTGCACATTGTGCATTGTAGGCGTGCGGTGACGCCTCGTTCGTTGTGTAAGCACGGCCCCGGCGGGATTCGAACCCGCGTCTCACCCTCTAAGAGGGCACGACCTGCCGCTAATCGACGGGGCCAGAGTCGGCTGCTACTTTGGCAGCCTGTTTCCTGTTGCAGGGATTCTTGTTAATGTCGTGCCATCTGCCGCACTGTTCACAGCATTCTGTAGCTGTCTCCCCGTAGTAGCGGTAGTAGTCTTTTTCAGATGGTGTCATGGGCAGTTAAGGCAGGGCCGGCTTCGTTCCTGAATACCGGCCCTGTAATCGTATGATAGCGCTAGGAGCTATTAGCAGGTCCCTAGCAGATCATGCCGAACGAGCTATCCTCACCTGTTAGCCGACGCCGGTTGGCTATTAAGACTGTCGCTCTACCGCTGAGCTACCCGCGCATGTGTTTTTGGGGCGCGGGACCGGATTCGAACCGGCGACCTCCAGTAAAGGTCCGACGTGCTAATAGGCGTGCTGGCCGTTCGTTAACCTTTTGGGCATCCACTTAAGCTTGATACCAGCTCCGACTGGTTCTAACCTTGAGCCTAAATTTAAGCCTATACCCACTTGCTGCCAGTGTGGTTAGAGACTGGCAAAGATACTGTCGGGAGGGGCATCATTGGCTAGGCTGCTCTAGCAGCGGCCTGCCAGCGAGGCTAGATCCCCTCCCAAGTTGTTTCCGGGCGGGCCAACACAGCCCAATAGCCTCTCTCGCAGAAGCCGAAAGCTGTGAGACGAGACAACCCGCCGGGAATCCTATGACGAAGCCTTGAAGTGCTCCAATTCGACCTGAAGCCTTAGGAGTTCTGCTGCGGCCTCGCGGAACAAAAGCGCACGCTGTTTGGCGCTCTTTGAAAAGTCGTTCCCGCGCTGAGCCACGCCGTCTTCGTCTCGTGCGGCGACCAGCAGTTTCTCGACAATCACTTAGTGCCCTTGAAGATGTATCCGAGCACCTTCGAGCCGATGGTCGAGTTAGTGTCGACGTTGGTATCGTTCGCCTTCGACAGGGCGCGCTTCACGGCCACGCGCAGCTCCTCGACGCGATCGAGCATGTCGCCCTTGGCGGTGACGGTGATGAGGCCGCTCCACTCCTGGCTCACGAGGTCGCCAACCTTGACGTCCTCGCTGATGAGCTGCGTCTGAGCCGGATGCTCAGGGGTGGCAGGATATAGCACCAGCGCCTTCTGCTGCTTGGCCGTCCGCGCCTTCTTCTCGGTGCGAGCCTCGTAGATGCCGTGGCCCTGGTCATCGGCCGGCTTGAAGCCCTTGGCAGGGTCGAGCGTCGGGATCGCCTGAACGAAGAGCTGAATCTCGGTCAGTCGCTTGTCCAGCTCGAGAAGCGCGGTCGCAGGGATGCCGCTCAGGAAAGTGACGTTCCCGCTGAGCATCACGTCTGCCTTGGCCGACGAATTGCCGAGAGCGATCTGGAATGCGTTGTCGAACGCCGGCGCCAACATGGCGGTGATCCACTCCAGTTCCTTCGGAACATTGGTGTTGACCGCCAGCTCTGACTCGACAGAGGTTTCCTGGCCGTCAGCGGAGGGATAGAAGACCTTCTTGTGCCCGCTGAAAAGGTGGGCCTTGCTCTTGAAGGTGTGGGTCAGGTCCTTGAGCGTAGCGGTGGCCTTCCCCTTGAGGGTGGCGTCCACTGCGATCAACTGGTGTAGCTTTGACATGTGTCTCCTGTGAGGGCTAGTTGCCGTCAGCGATAGACACATAATACACAAGCTCCTTGTGTGTGTCAACACAATTCTTCGCTCGTGGCCGGTTCCAGGGGTTGCCCGAGGGCGAAGCCAGTCTCTTCCTCCAGAAAAAAGGCGCGTCAGCGCCGTAGGAGCTTCGCTCCTACGAAAAAACTGCTCTTTAGTTTTTTCCCTACTCTTAGTTCCACGTTGGTACAAGTATAGCTAGTTGTGTGTAGTACATAGATCCTATCTAAGAAGAAGATCTAGCACCGCCTCCTCCCCTAAGGCTATTGTAGGCAGATATGGGAAATTTTCGCAACCTACTTCGTTAGGGTAAGAATTCTGGCAGGGGCTGGTAGCCTCTGTAGTGAGGGAGGAAACGGGATGGACTTTGACTGGGTTGGACCAGACATTAAGAGGCGGGCTAGGCGGGTTAGGTTGATTGGCCTAGGGATGGCGATGCCAATCTTGATCGCCCTAGCATGGGCGATAGGGCTGACTGGCATCTTCTGGGTGTTGGTGGTGGCCTGTACGCTGGCAGGGATAGTGGCCGCCGTCTTTGGCTTTGCACTCCTGTTCAATATTGACGGGATTGCTGATAGCTTTGCCAGGAACGGCTGGTTTAAGTAGGCTTGTTAAACCTTGAGAAGAACGTATCAGGGTTCTGACAGAACTGTTCTTCATCTGTAGGCCTCGTGGAGGCCTCTGGCTTGGCCTCAGAGCGACGATAGTCATCGACAAGGGTCAGCATAGGGTTGTCGGTTCCTGACATCACCTGGAGGCTCCTGAGGGCCTCCACGATGGTTATAGCGTTGTTCAGGAATAGGGCTAGTTCCTTGGACACCCGCTGACCAGGCTTGATAGGTAGTGTCACATCGCCAGAGGTTAGCAGGGATAGAGCGTCATCGCAGTCGATGACAGGCCGACATTCCGAACAGAACCTGCCGAATGTGTGCGCGCAGCTCATAGCTTCTCCTGTCTTGTTAGGGCCTAGGAAGGCCTTATGCGTCTCCTCGCCTGGGACGTAGGCATGGTCCCTGAATCCGAACGGCCCGTGCTTGCATTCTGGGTCCTCACATTTCTGGCAGACCGTTGTCCGGTGCTGGCATTCACCTGTCCAGTCTGAGCATTCGAACGGCCAGTCCTTGATGTTCACTGCTTAACCTCCTTGACCTGAGCGCCGCAGTCAGGGCAGTACAGGTGTCCTGCCAATACTATAAAGTGGCCAGCACTCCAAGACCAGCCGTGTGACGAACAGAACCAACGTGACCTGAGATACGTCATCGGCCTGCCTTTCGTTTGCGAGATTCCATGAGGCTGATAATGCTGGCAGCCTCGCCTCTGGTCATCTTCTTCGGGTCGACGTTCAGCTTGTAGCCCTTGATCTTGCTGATCTGCCTGGGATTGGGAGCCGCCTGTCTCCAGCCCGCGTCCCGCTTCAGGTCATTAACCCGCATCGAGCGGTTGATTTCCAGCCACATCTCAGCACTGTCGAAGGCTTCCTCCATGCTCAGCGCTGGTTTTCCAACCGGCCGAGGTGGTCCGAACTCCTTGAGCAGCACCTCCCACTGTCCGATGGTGTTCTGCTGAATGATAAGGCTCTCGTTGGTCACAGGGCCAGGGAACGAGACTTCGAAGTGGTTCGGCTCCGTCTTCATCCACGCAAGGTTGGAGTGCTCCTCCATGTCTGGGTCGTGGAATGGTTCGAACAGGTCGACTTCCTGCGCCTGGACTTCGATCTGGTCCAGCGTCTTGGCTCCATCGGCCGTCATCGCCTCGACGTCGATGTAGGGCGACTTGGCCTTGATCTGCTCGATCTTGTCCACCATCTCCACGAGGTCGACGCCCTGCGTATCGAAGTTGGCCGGCAGTCCTACCAGCGTGGGAGCTGCTATCAGGCGGTGCTTGCTGGTCACGTCTACGATGTCGAGCAGGAGGCAGTAGGGCTTCTTCAACCTGTCCAGAGGCGTCTTGGTCCTCTTGACGCCGACAGGGTCACAGGGATGCAGCCGCACGCCACGGCCCGCCATCTGCACGTAGAGCAGCTGTGACTTGGTCGGTCGAGCCATGATGATGCACTCGACTTCAGGGTCATCGAAGCCCTCGGTCAGGATCTGGCAGTTGACGATAACGTCGATAAGGCGCTGCTCGAAGTCTTTCAGAATGCGCTCGCGGTCAGCGTCTGTCGTCTTGCCAGACACGGCCTCGGCGCGCACGCCGTTGGCTTGGAACTCGGCAGCGAGGCTGGTGGCCTGCGAGATGTTGACCGTGAAGGCGATCGTCTTCTTGCCCTTGGCATGTTCCAGCCAGGACTTGACAATCAGGCGATTGCGTTCAGCGGTGTTGATAGCCTCGCCAAGTTGCACCTGGTCGAGGTCCTGACCGGCGACCTTGACGTTGTCCAGATTGACGTTGCTGTTGATGCGCAGCGCTCGCATGTTGGCGAGGTAGCCCGCCTTGATCATGTCCAGCATATTGCGCTGGAAGACAATCTTCTGGAACACGAGCTCGAGGCCGATCTTGTCGCCTCGACGCGAGGTGGCCGTGATCCCCATCAGGAGCCGGTTACGGGGAGCGACCGCGTCCCAGTTCTTCAGCCGGTCCCGCTGCCACGCCAGCGCCGCCTCAAGCTGCAGGCCATCAGGCTGCGGCATGAAGTCGTCAGGTGGCAGGAACTTGAAGTATTGCATCACACGCTGATAGGACCCAGCGACAGCGTGGTGAGCCTCGTCAATGATGACGATGCGGAAGTCGTCAAAGTCGAACTTGCCCATCCGGCGCCCGTTGGAGGCCGCAAGGGTAGCGACAGAGGCCACAACCACGTCAGCATCGATATCAGCGTGCTGTTCAGCCTTCTCAACCTGGACATTCAGGTCAGGGTTGTAGTGCTTGATCTTCTTGGCAGCCTGCTTGATCAGCTCATCGGTGTGAGCGATGAACATGATCCTACGCTGGCCAGTTGGGAAGGTGTCCAGCCACTGTTGGATGGTCGGCTGATGGCGCAGGGTGCCAGCGACAACAGTCTTGCCACACCCTGTCGGTAGGACAGTCAACTGTCGCCAGACCGCCTCCTCGGGGCGGGCGAAGAAGTTGACCGCAACGGCGTTCAGGTTCTCGTGCTGGTAGTCTCTAAGCTTGAGCCATTCCATATTCTAGAATCCGAAAAGTTGTCTAATGACTGGGCTGACTGTGGTTTTGTGATCGCACTGATTGCACGCGATTATGCAGTATCTATGCTCCAGTTCCTGGGACCACGCCCACACGGTTACGCAGGAGCATTTCGAGCAGAAGATCTCCGATGTCTTAGCGAGCGCCGCAAAGAACTCCTCGTTGTCCACGCCTAGATGCCGTGACGTCTCAGGATGTATTTTGTTCCCCAATAGTCGACCTCCTGGCAGAGTGTGCAGAATACTAGTGTGGTTGGCCCGCCTTCCTCTGGGCCTTCGCCAACGAGCAGCAGTTTGCCATTGCCATTACACTTGAGGCAGTGGTCCTCAATAGACGGTGTCAGAGCCTGAAAGAAGTCCTCTACTCTTTCAGCATTCTCAGGCCCTGGAAGAAGTTGAGAGTCGTCTGGCTGACGCCTGTTCCCCTGACCATGAATCCCAGTTGATGCCATACTTCTGCCTGTCCTTCGATGGTGAACCTCTGGTCGTTCAGGTTGACTCCGGTGACGAAGTGCCAGCCGCCCTTCCATTCCAGCCAACCGAACGCCTTCTGTCGGTCGAGGAACATGTCGACCCTCGCCCAGATTGTGCCGTCCTCTGTCAGCGCCAGCCGAACTTTGACGCGCTGGACAGCCTTGAGATCGATCATGTCCTGCCGAGTGTGCCGCGTCTTCGGCTTGGGATCATCGGCCATGGTTCGGTGCGTCTTGCCCTTGCGTCCGCGCCGGATGAACTCCTTGGCTCGAGAGCCGGCTGGGTAGGGGTATCGACGGTAGACGAATGCGTTCAGGGCTATAGCCCCTGCGAGTTTTCTCCTGCCGCCCTTTCCAGAGTACTTCTTGATGAGCTTCTCGATGTCTGGCTTGAAGAAGGCCCCACTCCAGTCAGCGGGAGTCGTCGTGTTCCCGTTCGTGTACGGCATGCTCTCTCCAGCGGAAGTGTATCACAGCATTGCAGTCGCTGCCAAGCACAAGAACCTTGTGTTTTTCTACCAGGTCGTGACAGACGTTGCACAATGTGCAAAGGTTCCAGTCTTCATCGATCCTGAGATTGGACCGCTTGAAGAAGGTGTGGTGGACTTGCAGATTCTGGCGGGACTGACACCTACGGCAAGCCCAGCCATCTCTGGCTAGGACTCGCCGTGTCAGTTGTCGGTAGGCGTCCCCAGTGAGGACAACCTTCTTACGTTTTTGAGGAGCTGGCAGGTTTCTTGTTAGCCTTGCAGGCGTTGTAGCTGTCCAGTGTCAGCTTGATTGCGAGGAGTTCTCCGGTGACCTTGTTGCAGTACTCGGACAACTGCCAGTAATGCCTGTCGCCGCGAAGCGCAGCGGCGCGCCAGTGCAATCCCCAGAAAGAGGTAAGAACCCACAGGATAACCACAATAAAGAACAGCGTTGTCACAGGCTGGCCTCCACTTGTTCGGCTTCTAGTAGTTCTCTGACGTTGAACCAAGCTGTCAGGATGACGTCGACCAGGATTGACGCCTCTGACATTTCCTCTGGTAGCGCGTAGATACGGCGAGCTTCACTGATGCACTCGTTGAACATCTTCTGCTGAGACTCGGTCGTCTTCAGCACGGTCACGATGAGCGGGTCTGACTCCCTGCCGAGGGCCTTGTCGCGCAGCTTCTTCGCTTCCTTCTGGACTTCCGCCACTGACATGCTGTCAGCCTTGTCCAGTAGGGCCTTCTTGTCGCCTTCGCCAGGAACGCCGGCGATCTCTCGCAGCTTGCTCACGCCGATCTGCTCGACCTTCTCTGCCGGGATGGACAGGTTGTCAACCATGTCCACGACTGAGATGAGATAACGTGCCTGACGAGCGCCGTAGTCAAGCAGCCCCGAGGAATGGTAGGCCTCGATAGCCTCATCGAACGACGAGAAGCCGTCCTCCTTGGCGTAGCCGTTAGCCTTGTATTCCCTGAGCAGGGTGCCAGACTCGATGATGATGCTGGCAGCGTGCTTATTGATCTGAATCAGGCGGTCCTTGACGTAGGCCGCCCGATTGTCCTTGACTGCTAGCGCTACCATTACCAGCGCCGCCCGCGTTTCGAGATACCGATGCCGACGATGATGCAGGCCACGAGGAAGAAGCCTAGGGCGAATAGGATACTGCCCCAGAGAGGGGCGAGCACTAGCCACCATGACCACGTGATATGGCCTGTCAGCTTAAGGGTTATGAACAGGAGGAGCAGGAGGGTCAGAAAATTAGGACCCTGATAGACGACCTTGTTGTCAGCCATTAGAACGCCGGTTCCTCGTCTTCCTCGATCGGCAGGATGCCGCTGACCGAGTTGTACGCCGCCTCGACCTCAGCCTTGACGTCGCTGGGCACCGGAGCGATGCTGTCGAAGCGCGGCACATACCAGGTTACTTTCTGGCCGTCCTTTACGGCTTCCTGCATCTCCGACTTCATGGTGACCACGTAGTCTCGAGCGTTCTTCTTGCGGTCCTGGATGGACTTCACGAAGGCGCGGACGATCTTCAGCTGCGTGCTCTTGAACTCGATTTCGAAGATGATCGGCTCGCTCTTGGATCGTGTGTCGTTCACGTCCATAGCAATGACCGTGTAGACCATGTCCTTGTTGGCGAACTCGCAACTGGCGCACTCGTCAGCCTGAGGGTTCTTGATGCGAGCCGACGGGAGAATGCCGTCATCTGAGGCGCAGCGAGGCCCCTTGTGGCCAGGCGGCGCTGGGTTCTTCTTGTCGTAGAAGAGCACGCGCTTGGTGTCGACGCGCAGCACAACCACGTCCATCGACTTGCCGACTTCACGCTTGTTGGTGAGGTCGAGGAAATATCCCTTACGGAAATCATCAAAGCCGACAGTCGAGACTGACGTCTGGCCTTGGGCGAGCATCCGCTTGTCGCGGGTCGACTTCACGAAAACTTCGCGGTCGTCTTTGAAACCTTCAAAACCTGTTGACACTTACTTGCCTTACCCTAAGAAACCCTGAAAGCCGTCGTCAGTCTGGGCAGACTGAATGGCTTTAGCGTCCTCGTAAGCCTTGCACTCACGGGTCACTGGACAGAAGCGGCATTCCCAACCCTTGTCGGGATCCCCGATCACGCCATCTGGCATGTAATCAGGCTCAGCGAACCCGCGCCGCCGCTTAGGCCCGCGCTCGATGAGGTATTCTTCGACTTGATCGTAGGAGTAGACTGGAACGTCTGGCACCTTGATAGTGAACTGCCAGTTCGTATAGCCCCACTCGTTGGTGCCCGCAGCCTTACGGGAACCCTTGACTTCGTTGCGATACTTCTTGCCGTAGTTGGGCGAGGTCTTCTGCCTGATAGTCTCTACGAATGGCACGCCAGTGCTGATAACCCTGTCCATGAACAGGTAGTGCAACTGGAGCGACTCGACCGGCCAGAAGATCTGCGGGCCGTCCTTGCTGCCGATGTGGCCACCGTGTAGGAGCCATCGGTAGACGTTCAACTGCCAGACATACTGCTCGTCTGGATCCTCTTTGTAGAGGTAGGTTAGGGCCTTGTCAGCCTTGGTCTTGTAGTCCTCGATCCGCTTGAGCAGCCTGTCATAGTAGTCAATGCGGCCAGAGATGAGCCATGGAGCCATTGGCCCCTTGGTGATGTACTTATAGACCCTCGTCTCCTGGACAACGTCTGGGAGCTCAGCTTCGAGGAAGGCGTGGTAGAGGGCGCCGCGCGTGGCCCAGTAGAGCTTGCGCGGCTCCTCATAGTAGTCGACAGTGCGTGTCAGCTTGAGTTTGCGTGGGCAGCCTGACATGGCTGTCGGGCTGAGCATGTCTCCAGCGTGCTCATTGCCTGATTCCCTGTCAGCGATAACCTTAAGGACACCGCGAGGCTGGCAGCGGTGCGGGCAGACGTTGACGCAGTGGTCGAAGCTGTTCTCGTTACCTTCAGTAGGAGTCCCAGCAGGACATTTGAAACCTTTTAGTGGCAAGCATGACTATTATCTCTTGCACAATGTGCAAATAGATGCTAGTCGGTTAGCTATTGTATTAGGCTAATGGATTACGAACTAGGAAGACTAAAAGTGGCTGGTGATCCTTGAGCGCGTCACATTTGTGGCATGCTGGCGCTCTGTTGGTCCAGCTGTCAGGGCCACCTAGCGATTTTGGTACTATGTGGTCGCGGCCAATACCCTTGCGGCCTCTGTGTTTCGCCGGCATGCGGCGCATACAGTAAACGCAGGGGTCTTTTAGTATGTACCTGACGCCAAAGGAGATACGATACGTCAGGCGGTTAAAGAACCACTCTGGTAGCCCGCTTAAGTCCGACAGCTCCATGCCTGTGGCTGTTCGAAACCACTGAGGGTCTTTGTTCATTTCGTAAGCGAGTCCCAGAATTCCCGCTGTCTTTTCTGGGCGCGGCGCTTGGCTGGCCGGCACTGTTCGGGTTTAACGGGACGGGACAGTGGGTTAACGATCCGGTATTGCAGTCCGCGATTGAATTCATCCCTAGCCTGACGTTCTGCTATCTCTTTCCGTTGCTGCCTACGTCTTAACAGGGCCGATGCCAGCTTCTTCCAGCCTTTGTCGTCGTAACGGCCAGGAGCTGTCAGACCTGGCCATAGAGTTTCCATGGTGTCAGTGGCTGGGCACTGAGGGCAGCGGCGCGATAAGCTTCTGGAGACGAAGCGATGGTCTATGCAGACCGATGTGTAGTTAGCCAAGGTCTGGAGTGTCGATGGGATCGTGCGTAAGCGCTCGCTGGCGGGCGGCCTGAGCAATCTCTAGCTGCTGAGCGGCGTGCGCCTCACGGACTCCAGTCATCTTCAGGTTCATGTCGTGGGCCTCCTTGGGGTTGACCCTGACGCCCTTTACGCCGGCGCAGACCGCTACGCATGCTGACAGAAGTTTGTAGTCTTTTTCAGTCAATGTCAGAACGAACACGGCTTCAGGTCTAATATCCATTACAGCCGCCTCCAATTCTTGCAGCTATCCCAACGCGGGTGGGGAGTTGACCCGCTGTTCCTGTCGCACACTCCGAGGCCAAACAGTCTCCATAGCCACGAGAACATTTACAGAGCCTCCTCGAGAATCTCGAGCGCGCGTTGGTAGAGCAGTGGCATTCTGGCACCGGCCCGATAGGTGGCTACCAGCGGTGCGAACTCCTTGCGAGTCTTGCGAGCGTAGTTCTCTGCCCACTTGTGGCCAGCGACTGACGCGGCGGCCATCCTTCGGAAGTCGTTCAGGTTGTCAATCCTGTCCAGCATCTTCAGGTCGAGCGCGCCTGGCGTGTTGAGGATCAGGTGATAGTAGGCATCCTTGTCAACGTCTGACGGGGAATGTTCATCCCGCCATGGCTTTGTCAGGGCCTTGACAAGGTCGCCAATCTCCTGGCCGAACAGGTTGTACACCGTGGGCAGCGGTGTCGGGGTGTCCTCGACCACGTCGTGGAGATACGCAGCTGCGACTTGGCTGACAGTCATGCCAAGCTTGGCAGCGGCGTGTCCAACCCTGAGAGGATGGACAATGTAGGGTTCGTTCAGGTCCTTACGGACTTGGCCCTTGTGGGCCTCGGCTGCGAAACTGGCCGCACTGGCAAGTATGATGGTGTCGTTCATAGGATATGGCTGGCAACGGTAACCAGCTCTATCAGACAGAGGAGTGCAGAGTAATGCATTATGGCTGATGGCGTTTCGTTCTCGTCGTCGTCGTTCTTGCGGCGCTTTACGAACTCAATACGGACGTCGTGGTCGAGAGAGTTGGCAATCCTAACAAGGGTCCTAATGCTTAGGTTGCTGGTGTCGCCCTTCTCGATGCGATTCATGTGGCCCATGCTCATCGATGACAGCTTCGCCAGTCCCGACTGACTGATAGACCTGTCAGTCCTAACCTTGATGATCCATTTGCGGATGTTCTCAGCGAGCGTTTCGAAGTGTACCGTCATTGTGTGGTCACCCGAATTGTAACAGAATTGTCACGTCGCAATTTGATGAGAATCAAACTATCCTTGTGTATGTGTTTGTCCTACAAGCTTCGCCTGTTCAGCTCCAGCCTTTAGAGCGTCGATGCCCACGTTGGTAATGACTGCCTGGAGGTACGCGTTGACTTCTGTCTTGGCCTCCTCAACCTTCTTCTCGATGTGCTCATCGAACTGGTCGACAACGAACTGAATTGAACCCGAGATGCCGGCAGCGATAGCCGTCAGTCGACGTTCGATCTCGGACTGCGTCGACTTGGCCATCTTGGCCTCTCGTACGAACTGGGCAAGAGCTGCGATGTCTGCCTTCGCGTCTGACATCTCCTTGCTAAGTTCATGCCGGAACTCGTTGTTCTTGTTCGGCGGCTCAGGGAGCTGAGGGATGTCTTCGCCCTGAAGGTAGTGCAGAGTGCAGGGGACACCGCTGCCTGTGTTCGGTGAGCTGACGAACGTGGCCCACTGGGACTCGGTGAGGGCGACCTCGATATACTGCTTCCTAGCGAAAATCCAGTCGTTTGACAGGTTTCTGTGGCGTTCTGCAGCGCTGATCCTGATGGTCAGGTAGTGGTTCTGAGGGAACCCTGAGTTGAAAAGGACGGCGTGTCCGCTGACCCTGCTGACGCCGATCGAGGCGTAGCACGGGTGAGTCTCGACGGTGTCGTCGCGGCCTCCGAGCTTACCTACGTTGACTGTGGGTTGCTCAAATCGTCTCGGCAAATGAGTTCTCCATAAGGATGAGTTCCGCTCCGCAGTCTTTCAATATGGCCTCTGTCTGAATGAATGCAGGCCCCCAACGCTCGAGCTGGTCTGCAGTGGCTCTTGGGGCGACGAACCGTTTGACGCCAGCCTGAATCATCATAACAGCGCAGCGGTCGCAGGGCATGAACGGCCAAGTGTAAAGCGTTGAGCCATCCGGCACGCTGAACCCAGCCATAATCAGGGCGTTGACCTCGCCGTGGATGATGCGAGAGTACTTCTCAGCCCTGTCATTGAGCCATTCAGTCCGGTCAGGCATGTCCTGTGGGAAGCCGTTGAAGCCGGTCCCCACGATGCGGCGGCGCCTGTCAGTAATGACAGCTCCGACCTTGGTCGACGGGTCCTTGGAAGCCGTTGAATAATACTGGGCAAGGCCGAGGAACCACCTGTGCCACCACCCGTCGCCTCGTCCGATGTCAGCCATGTTATGCCGTTGCCGTTACTTCGTTCTTGCACACTGTGCAGTGATATACGTCTATGTCGTCCGACCAATATACCTTTTTCAGAACGACTTCCTCACACACTCTGCACCAGATGTTCATGTCCATCCATCCTGACCAGTCTTCTAGTGCCTCGAAGAACTCTGTTACGAGTGGGTTGCTGTCAGGTGGTAGTAGCGCTGGAGAAACATCTGTTCCGCGATTCGTGGTGTCCATTCTTCTATCGCCAGTGGAAGATGCTCAGCGAATGACCAGTGGTCAGGGTTGGGATGCGGTTGGAGTTGCCAGCCTTCTGTGCAGACGAGGCGGTTGTCGATTTCCTTGACGTGCGGCGGCAGCGGGTCTGGCAGGCCGAACACGTCGGCTAGGACTGACCAGACTTTGTGTTCCTGTTCGCGGTACCAGATCATCTCAGGCACGTGCTTGATCGGCCTGCTCAAGTCGTTCATGTAGGCCTCGGCGGCGTCATGGAGCAGACAGGCCAGCTCATAACCAGGCTGACAGAACATGGAAGCGTAGTAGGAGTGCTGCGCTACCGAGTAGTGAAAGCGAATGGAGCCTGTGAACCGGCATAGCTTTGACAGGTGAGCAGCGATGTCACGAATGTCAATCTGGTCAGGCTGCGGGTCGAGGATGTTGAACCGCTTGCCGGTGAATGTGTTGATAGCCCCGAGCTTCTTGGTTCCGTTGGTGAACTCGTTACTTTCTGCTGACAGCATCTTCCCGCTTCTTGAGTATCACGTAAAGGCGAGTGGCGTTGTCAGAGAACCAGAGTTCTACGGTGTCACCGTCCTTGGCCTTGCGGTCGCGGAGCCACGTGCGGGGCAGGCTCGTCCAGCCCGCCCCGTTGTGCCTGACAACTTTGTAGCGCTTGTCTCGAGCCTTGACTGTCTTGTCGAGCAGTTCAAGCTTAAGAACGCCGCGCTGGACCTCACGAAAGTCGGCCTCGCTATCCTCGGTGTAACAGAGCACCCACTCCCACGGGAGATGGAGCAGCTGCTGCTGCTTGTCGCTGTTCTTGAGGACGAACGACCGATACAATTTCGTAAGTTTATCTTCGATCACTCACCCATGATACACAAGATTCATGTGTTTGTCAACGTTAATGCACAGGTCCAGTGGTCTTGAACTCCGAAGGTATGTCAGGGTGGTTGTCGTCGGAACGTGTCTCGCGCCGTGGTGTGTTGTCGACAACGCCTACGAACTCGGCGTTCGCTCTGCCGCACATGCACTCATCGGCCAGGTTCGCAGCGTAGTTAGCTACGTCATCGATCATGTTGTTCTGGCAGGACGAGTTGTTGCGGTGATACTCGAAGTCGTCCTTGTCCCAGTGGTAGGGGGCGTCAACCTCGATGTCGAAGGTGTATCTGACCCTGACGCGCCGTGTGACGATGACGCATTCAGGGCTATGCGGTTTTCCGACCTTCTGGTGACAGTAGAAGCACTCGTCAGGCGGTCCTGCCGGTCGAATGCCGTCGTCCTGTGGATGAACTAGCGGCCAACCTTTCATAGCAATCCTTGTGTATTAGTCGCCGTGAATGTCATCGATGATCCAAGACATGGCTGAGTCGAAGTCGCTGAATTCCTTGGCGACCTGGCTTCTGGTGGCAGCTTCGAAGCGTGATCCCATCGTTTCGATAGTCCCATGGAATCGACCGTGCAGGAAGACTGACACTGTCCGTGCCTCAGAGAACGTAATAGCGCTGGCAGTTTCGACAGCCATGACACCTTCCTTAGAGTGAGAACGCTTTGCCGTCCTTGGTTTTTCCGAACAACGCGCCTGGACCGTTTCCTTCCTCGTCTCGAGACGCGTAGATCAGCGTCCCGTCCGAGAATTCTATCACCGATCTGGTTTCGTAGTCGTCCCAGCCTTCGTCGCTGGCTTCCTTACGTGTCATTTTCCGAATCTTCTTCACGGTCAGGTTGGTCAGGTCCAGTTCCACGCGGTGCCTCCACCCAAAGCAGGACCTCGTAGGGGTCCTTTTGACGACGCATGTTGCGGTTGAGCGGCCTCAGTTTCTGGCTGCGCAGTTTGAGGCCCGCCTTATTGCAGAGGTAAGCAATCTTGAGACGGAGCGGTGTCAGGTTCGTGTCATCGCTGACGAACTTGACGGCCTTGCCATCGTTCTCTCCCCCTGGTGCGGTCGACATGACAGCCTCAATCAGGCGCTCAGGTGTAGCAGCGAATGACGGGGCCTTACGCGATGTCGGACGCTCTGTGATTTCCAGCCGGATCTGCATCGAGTCCGGCTGACATGGTAGCACATCAGGGCTATGGCCGGATGAGCTTCCGACGGGTCGGTTTCTTCCACGTAGAAGGAATGATGTACTTTTTTCTTCCGAGTAGACGGGCGAGCCGGAAATAATCAACTAGGGCCTCCTCGATGACCCACGAGCGCGACTTGTTTTCGTCCTTGGCGATGGCGTCGATGCCTTGCTTGATGGCCGGCGGCAGGCCGTTGTAGAGAGGTTCACGTGTTTCGCCGTTGGCGAGCCTTGGTGCGATTTGACGGGCCAAGCTATCGTCCCTCCTTAGCTCTGAACATCTCGGTCAGGATGTCGTCAGGCTGTTTCCAGTTGATCGCGTCTTCCATGTTCTGAACGGGGCCGCTCTCAGTGACAGGTGCCCCGTCGTCCACCCAGATTGTCGCGCGCTTGGCGTAGGCCATGCTGGTCGCAACCAAGGCGAACACCTCTCGCACCGTGAGGTTGTTGTCAGCGATGGTCGAGCCGTCATGCCGCTCAGCCATTACGACGTAGCGATTGTCGTAGATGGTGCGAACCTTGCCAGTCATGTCAGCCTTTCAGTTTAGCGCAGTTTCCGCAGAGCGGTCTGTGTAGCGTGTCTTCACCGTACTTGATTTTGGTTGCGTAGTGTGGCGAGCGCTTAGACCATTCCTCGTAGCGTTCGATTCTCCATCCGAAGTCCTGGCCGCAGAATGTGTGAGTGGATGACCTAGCTATATGGCGAAAGCCGTACTGCTTCCAGAGAATGCTCTCGCCACGTTCTGGACGGTGTAGCGCCATGTCAGTTGTAGTTTACCAGATGATCCCACATGCAGTGGCGAGGCTTTCCGCTGGGATGGCGACCACGGACGATGCAGACCAGCTCCTCCCCGATATACTTGTCGGGGTCAGCCGCGAACCGCTTCAACCACGCGTTGTTCTTGGTCTTGGCAGACGTCTTGATCGCTGGGTTGTTCTTCTCCTTGAGCGTCACCTTGCTATAAGGTCCGTTCTTGCCAGCCTCGTAGCCGGTGATGATATACGGGACCGGCTCCAGCTTCTTGATCTTGAGCCACGTAGTGGACCGTCGTCCTGGCTGGTATGTGCTGTCTGGGTCCTTCAGCATCGCACCCTCGCCGCCGTTGTCCCAGATTTTCTTTACGTGATCGAAGGTGGCGTTGTCTATGACTTCTGATAGCCTGACATGCTTCAGCCCGACTCCTGTCAAGTTGAACAGGTGTGTCAGTATCTGTCGACGCGACCTGTAGGGCAGCTTGGTCTGGTTGCCCGAGGGCAACCTCGGCACCTTCATGTTGGACAGGTGCAGCACGTCGAAGATGACCAAACAGCGCTCATGTTCTTTGTCGAGCCTAGTCACGTCCGACGACATGTCGGTTTCTGACCCGCCTACCAGTTCGCAGTCGTAGGTGCCGTAGGCGCTCTGTTCTTCGGTCCTGCCGGTCACGAGCTGGCGCAGTTCCTTAACGATGTGCGAAGGAAGCTGGCTGGGCAACCCGACCTTGCCAGCGCCGGACTTGGGGCGCGACCACGCCCTGACACCGTTCTTGTCTACGTAGACGATCTTGCGATGTCCGTCGTACTTCTTCTCGCAGACGTATCCTTGAGCCAGATACTTGTCCATCATGACTCGGACAGCGTCGAGCCATTCGGCGTAGTTCAGTTCACTCCCATCAAGGAGAGCTTCTGCCAGCATCGGCTGGATGTATCCGAAAGGCACATCGCTGGAGGGGGCAGTTTCATTTTGAACTTTTACCCCTTCAGAACTTAGTATGGGAAGCTGCTGTTGTGGGTTCTTGACGTAGACGAACTCGCCGCCTCGCACCTCCACGTCAAACTTGTGTATCTTGATTACGTCCCTCATGTGAGTGCATTCGCGGACACTGTCGCCGCGCCGGACGGTGTAGCCCTTGCAGTTGCAACCAAGCTTGCCGTCGTCTGTCAGGACTGTCGTGTAGTCCTTGTCGCTGCTCTTAGATTTGAAAGGCCAAGTCTGCATTATTTCTTCTCCAGCCACTTTATCAGGCCTACTACGATGAGGCAACCGACGCCGAAGATGATAGCCCCTTCAGGCCAGAACAGCATGTAGAGGAATATCAGAACGTCGATAAAGATCCACATGTTAGTGCCAGACCGTTGGTTCTTTTCTCAGGATGATATCTTGAGCAATCCTCTCAGCCTCCTCAGGGCTGATCGGCGGCACCAGCGGCTGCAGGTTGGCGGCTGCCAGCTTGATCGCCATGTCAATCTTCTCCTCTGCCTGGTCGAGCAGAGTGTTGATGATTTGCACCATGTCAGCATTGAACTGACAGCAGTCGTGAATGCTGACCACGTTGGTAGGGCCTTCGTCCATCTCGACAGGCTCGTCAAGAATGACAGCATTGCCATCCTCCTTGACAGCATTCCTGACGTAGAGGCGAGGGCAGGCAGGATCGATGTTGCTTTTGACGAGGATTGTCTTCATCGTGGGTAGTCGATTTCCATTTCTTGAAGGGAGGACTCTGTCCAGTAATCAATGTAGTTGCATTTGATGCACTTTCCCTGTACCCATTGTCCTCTGCCTAATCGTGCTTGGTAATTAGGTAGAGGTCCTAGTCTAGACTTGTGAACACCTAGCATGGCGTGTTCTGTTAACTCATGGCATCTATTGCAGTAGAGTCGACCAGTTGGTGCTAGCGACTCGAAGAACTCCTCTGTGTCCACTGTGTTGCCATGGCTCGCGCCACGCCGTCGAACGTGGTGCTGCGAATCTTTGCCCTGTCCTTCGTCTGGCCCAGAAGGTGGAGCTTGTTCCATTTCCGCCATTCCTGTTCGTCCTCCCAACGCTTGGGCGGCGGCCCAACCACGCGAGTATATTTCAACGGTGGCAGGCCTTTCAACCATAAACACGTGGTTTTGCACGCCTTATGGCCGAACTGCCAGGGGTGGATAATCTGATCAGGTCGCCGGATGTGCGTGCTGATGATGCTGACAGGATTTTCCAGCGCGATCAGCGGCACGTCAGCGGTGAGCAGGAACCTGACGAGGGCCAAGTCTTGCTCTTGCAAGTGATGCTTGTGTTTGAAGTGTTTCGAGCCGCTCACTGCGAGGTTGGTGCAGGGCGGGAAGGCGATCAGGCCGTCAAACTTGCTAAGGTTGACCTTCCTGATATCGTCTTGAATGTGTGGGCCAGGTCTGTCAGTTGGTCGGAGGTCGCACGAGATGGCTTGGTGGCCTCGAGCTATCAGGGCGTCTCGGACCTTCCCCGAGAACTCGCAGGCGACGAGGAATCTCATCAGAAATGTTTGTCGATATGCTCTGCTAGGCCTTTGAAAAAGTTGACAGCGGCTGTTTTGTCTGCGAACACGCCAACGTGGGCGATAGTCTCGTTCTTGCGGTCAATAAAGTTGACGTAGATGCTTTTAGTAATGGACGTGTTGACGAAAACCCTGCGAACCTTTCTTTTTCCATCTGGCATGTTGATGGTTGGAGCAGGTTCGTCTATAAAACTCCTAGTGAATCCGGATACCCCGAACGATTCAAAATACACAAGGTCCTCGTTGGCTAGCGCATCCCAGAATTCAAGGTCGTCGTGGGTTGTAGCTGTTGGTAGTTGGCCAGACACGCTCATCTCTGTCCTTGGCAATCATGACTCTGTCGCGTTGGCATTTAGTGCAGATGACTTGATGGCCGATGTCGTTACACATCGTCTCGTCGCACTTAAACCATTCGACGGTCTTGCAGTAGATGCAGCGTAGCCAGTTGCCGCATATTAGGGCTGCGAAGAATTCTTCGGACTTGTTTTGCACTTTGTGCAGGCGGTTTCGATTCGGACTCTAGGATTGGGCGCACCGCAGTCGTTTCGGCACGCCCAAGAGTGTTGACAGTCTGGGCAGACATGCCAGTGCAGCACGTAGAACACGGTTGCCTTTCGACGTTACAGCCACGGCAGTCGTCACCCCAGAATCCGCATGCGCAGACGTCTCCAAGGTCGTAGCACCCGACGCAGGGCATTACGCTACCTGCTTCTGCTTGGTTCCGAGCCGTTTGAGGTCGATTTCCACGAGCGAGCATGGCCAGGGCGGCGGCGCTCCGCTCCCTTCCACCTTGACGAGTACGAGCTTGGCCTTTGGCGGCTTGGCGGGCCAAGGCGTTTCGCAGTCTGTCAGGAGGATCATCAGGTTGATCTTCGGGCGAACCTCTTCGAGCTTGGCAATGCCGACACCCATGTCAGTGCCACCACCACCTCTGAGTGCGAGCTGGCCCTTGTGGGTGATGCGCTGAATAGAGTGGACACCGGAATCGCAGGAGGCGACCACGACTTCCTTGTTGCCAAGGCATGACAGAGCCTTGCCGATTTCTGCCACGCACTGACTGATCTGGTCCTGACTCATCGAGCCTGACGTGTCGACAACTATGCCAACGTTGACATCAGGGGCATACATGCCAGGCATGATGAATCTGCCGTAGGCGTCCTGCTGACGATGGCGGCGCGTCCAGGAATAGTCGATCCTGCCAGCCACGCCCTGATAGGCATTGCTGACAGCTGCGCGAATCCAGCGCATGTAATCGACCTGCGGCTGCATGATGTCGTCGGCCCAGCGTTCCCAGCCTCCCGGCACGCTGCCGGCCTTCTTACCAGCCTGCTCCTTGATGTCATGGGCGACCTGAAGCCTGACCATCGTGACGTCAGCTTCTGACAGCCCGCCATGCCGGTCATCATTGGCACCGGTTGCCAGTTCATGGTCGCAACGCTGACCGTGCTGGCCGGAACCGCAGTCCGAGTTGGCCGCCATGCCCTCCAAGATGGCCTTGAACTTGGGCGACTTCTCGGCCTGCTTTAGCAGTTCTTCGTAGTAGAACTCGGCCGTCTGTCCTTTCGGCAGCGGCGGGTTGCACTTCTCGGGAAGGCAGCCTTCCTTGGGAAGGCCCTCGATTGTCTTGGTAGCGGCCGACTTTGCCAGTTCGTCCATCTCTGACTGGATGGTCGAGTTGATAGCGCAGTCAGTGGCTACCATCCATACCGTCTGGTTGAATTCTTCGCCGTACTTTTCCGCCCGCTGGAAGTGTTCTCCCAGAAGGTGGCTCAGCTCGTGGTAGAGCACGCCGGCGACCTCTGGGATGGTCCACTTGTCGAAGATTCCCGGTGCCCAGTAGAGTCGCCAGTGCTTGTCGACAGCCATCGTGGCCTGTCCCTGCGGGAAGAACTTGTCCTCCACTTCGACTGGCACAAGGGCGTGATAGGCCGCACTGAAGTACGGCCTGTTGTCCATGGCGAGTATCTTGACTGCTGCCAGCTTCTGCTGAGGTGTCGATTTAGCTAGCAGTTCTGCCGGTGATGTCTGACTCGGAGGCATGTGTTATTTGCTCGCAGCCTTTTCAGCCTTGACTCGGGATGCGAGAACGACCGAGTTGTACATGTGCTCGATCTCGGAGTTGTCCGGCAGCTTGGTCACGCCTGCCGGTCTGCGAGCGGCGAGCGGCTTCGCGAGGGCGACGACGACGTCCTGGTGGGTCTTGGCCACGTGGTTCATGACGGACCATGACTTGACCCAGATGTCAGGCTGGCCACGCTCTGCCACGTAGCCTACCAGCGATGACAGGGCGGCGTAGATCTGGTCACCACGCTTCGGCCAGACGACCTTCTTCGGGTCCTTCAGCATGTCCTCGGGCTTCGGCAGGTCCATGCTGGTGCGGTAGGTGTGGTATTCACGAGCAGCGCCAGTTCCGACGCATCCCTCGAGAAGGGAGAGGCGAACGTCTTCACCGGCACCGATGGAGTCGGCGGCAGCCCAGAGCCGAGCAGCCATGGTCCACGAGCGCGGCGTCGGGAACGGCCCGCTGCGCTGTGATTCATCGGACGGGATGGCCTTCATCAAATTGCTCTTGCGCATGATGAAGCCGGCGATGATTGCCTGCGACTGCGGGACATACGTCTCCCAGAAGTCGGGCAGGCTGGGGGCTTCGATCTTCGGGAAGTTGGCCATCATGGCCTGAGTCCAGAAGTCGACGGTCAGCTTCCACTTGAGGTGGAAGAACCGATTGGCGAGCGGCGGGTCGAACAGGAAGCCGTTGGCCGACGTCTCGGGCGGGTTGATGGCCGCGACACGACGGACGTTGACGCCCAGTTTCATGTCGCCAACCTCACGGTCATGGACGACTCGCATGAAGGCGCTCTGAACGGCCTTGGGAGCCAGATTCAGTTCCTCCAAGAAGATGGCAGCGGATTCCTCGCCCAGCGTTTTCTCGGAGAAGTCCACAGCCCACTTCGGAGCCTGGCGGATGATTGCTCCGTTGTCGTTGATGGGCCAGCCTCCGACGTCGGTAGGATCCATGTAGGAACCGTTCACGATCTTGAACGGCCACCTGTAGGAATTGAACACTTCCGCCATGATGGAGCTCTTCGCTTCACCCGGATCGGATTCGATGACGGTGGGAACGTTGGCCTGCAGGGCGATGCCGAGAATGCGAATCTTCAGTCGTGTTTCGTCCACAAAATACTCCTGTTTTGTGTGTAGGAATCCTACGCTACCGCGATCGGAATGTCAACCGCTATTTCGTGATGCAGATCAGCACGTTTCCGGGCTGCAAGTCGCCATCCACGATGGCGTGCTTTAGCAGGGTGTGAGTGAATCGGCTTCCGACTGGCAACTTGCCAACCTGGAAGTTGGACAGGTCTGCGCGGTCGAAGCGGTCGAGATTGCCGCGCACATCCTCGTAGGCCAGATAGGACCCAAATGATACATGTTCATCTCTTGCAACGCTGAACCGGATGTTCCACCGCTCAGAGATGTATCGCTCGAAGTCCTCCGACTCGATGTACTGGTAGTGCCGATCTGTGATCTTGAGGGTCATGGTACGTACAGGTCTGTTCCCCTAATTTCTGCCTTGCCGCCGGTCTTCGGGATGCTCTGCGCGACGTGCGTGCAGAAGCGATACGTTCCAGCCAGAGTATAACTCTTGCCGTTGTGCCAGAAGCTCTCGAAGTGCGACTTGATCTGGCGCGTCCAGCCCATGCAGTTGCAGGACAGCTTGCCGTCGCCGTGGTGGATGGCGGTGTATTCTCTCTTGCCGTCGCTGGAGGGGTAACTCCACTCACCCCTCCGGTTCAGCTTTGCCAGTTCTCCGAAGAATTCGCCCGCTAATGTCTTAGCCATTTTCTTCTTCCTTGGCATCTATTCGTTTGGCCGAGCGTTGCCCTTGGCTTCCCAGTTGACGCATTCCTGCCGGTCCTCGTATTCGAACTCGCCGCGTTCGAATCTCTCAAGGGCATCATCCTCGTCTGTGCCCTTGACGATTACCTCGCCGGTGTAGGTGAGTCGGCAGGGAATGATGAACTCCTTGAGTTTTTTTCTAGGCATTGATCACCTTCAGCACTTTGTTCTTCGTGCCGCCGTCAGGCTGGAAGCCGACGACGAGGTTGCGCTCCCTGAGCATAGCCGGCGACTTGCACAATGTGCAATCCTCGCAGGTCACCTGAGTCCTGCCACCCTTGAACTGGGCAGGGCAGGGCACGATGTTCAGCCCGCCAAACTGATAGACCTTGTTCGACGGGTGCTGGGGCGTTATCAGGGCGGCCGCGTAGCCTCGAGCCAGCGCCTGCCGGACCTGATCGGGCGTCTCACAGCTTGCCAGCACTCGCGCGCCCTGCCAGTGCTTTGGCAGGATCCGTCTCCAGCTGTGGGTATACGTCCACGCCGCCTTGCCATGCTTGGCCTCGTGCGCCACCATGGCCGCGCCTACCAGTTTAGCAGCTTCTGGCGTTGCGCAGTCGCCCACGACGTGAACGCGCAGCTGCCGCTTGCCGGTCAGCTTGTTGATGATGCCGTCAGCCTCCTGCCTGGCCAGCATCACTCGCAGGTCTGCCAGACTCCTCTTGTGCCTGCGAGCCTTGCCATTCATGCGATGCGTGTGCAGGCCGGACTTGTTGACCTCGGCGTAGCACCCGTTCCGCTTGAGAGGGCAGTCCTCGTGGCAGGACTGTTGGGGCACCCAGGTTGCCGAGACGTTCTTGTCGCGTGTGAGCTTGCGGTCGCCGCTCCGTTCCACAATAGACACAAGCATTATGTGTATCGCCTCACTCGGTATAGCACGCCGATACTCCGCGCTCGTTGATGAGCACGGCTCGCGCGCCTTTGACGGGATGTTCTCCTGACATGAAGGTGCTGGCTTTGTACGGATTGTAGCTGATCTTGGCTGGCAGGTCCTTGCCGTTCCTGTCAGTGCCGTAAGCGCTGCTGACAGGTGTGCCAACCACGAACGCGTGAACGTTCTTCCGGCCTTCGCGAACGGTTCGCAGGCGCCCGCCTTCCCTGACCACGAATCGGCAACCGGTCAGAAGGATGCGCCTGACACGCCTGACAACCCTGCCATTCTGCATGACAGAGTAGAGCGGCCGAGCAGTCCTGCCATGGCGCAGGTTCCGATAGACCCAGACTTCCTTAGCCATGATGTCCTCGCTTGCAGTCGGGGCACATCTTCTTAGGGTCGTAGCTGATCGTGTCAGTGATATCAACCCTGAATTGCTGCCGACATTTGGAGCATGTCAGGGTGATCTTAGTCATCGGCCTCCTCGTCAGTCTGATAGAGTTCTGGGTCCAGCTTCCACTCTGTCTCAGGCTGGTATAAGTTGTCCCACTCTGGCCACTCGTCCTCCTGGTCCTTGGCCTCTTCCAGCGCCTGTTCGGGGCTGTCAGCCTTGATAACCTTGTAGACCGAGCGGGTTGTCACGACGTCAACGATGACCTTGTAGTTGGGCATCAGTAATCATCCTTGCCGTTGACCCTGTCCCAAGCTTCGTCGTCTGTCATTTTGTAGAGGAACTTGTCTATTTCACCGAGGGCCTTGTCGCGGTCGTTGTACTGCCTGCCGTACTTCTGGGTCCATTCATGGGCTATGACTGGGCGCAGCTTGAAGTACACGACTAGGCCGCTGTCGTTGTATTCAATTTCAATACCGCGCTGCAGGCTATCGGGCCGATTCACGACTTCCGAAAGGTTTCCAATCGATGGCATTAGCAGCGAACGCGCGTATTTCATGCCGTCGACATCGCCAAGTTCGTTAATCAGTATTTCCTTGGCGTAAAACAAGGCTTCGAGAGATACGAGGGCTGCGGCCTTGGCCACATGTCGTGCGCGCTGGTCTGGTGTCTGGCCCTCTTCCCGTTCTCCAAAGCCAATTCGCTCAAGATCTTCTTCTTTTTTCGCCTCTTCCTCGAGCCTCTTTTCTCTGCCTTTGGCCCTCACGTATTCGAACATGTCAGGCGGAATATTGATGCCCTTCAAAGAGCGGTTCTTAGATGGGCATGTTTTTATCCATCTGCTTAGGCTTTCGAAGATCTCTTCGTGGGACCTGGCACCGGTTGTCCACTCTTCAGCCAGCTCGTTGCCCTTGGCAACCCAGTCCTCGTGGGTTAACTCGCTCATTAGTGATATCTCCGTCCGATGGTGGCTTCGTAGGCGTCCAGCATCCTCTCGGCGGCCGTCAGCAGGACATCCTTGATAGCTGCTGGTATGTCATGAGCGCGCACGATAATCCTGAGAGCGCGTGATAGCGCCTTATCCTTGACAGACTTGGACAGGGCTACCACCGTTTGGAAGTCGTCGCTGTTCGGGTCGCACATATTACATGCCTTGGGCTTTGAGGTGGGCCTCCTCGTCGGTCATGTCGGCCAAGAACCGACGTTGCTCAGCGACGGCAGTGTCGTATTCGTTGAAGACGAAAGTGCGCCCGCTCCAGCCAAGGTAAGGATCTGTCGGAGTACCCTTGACGAAGAACGTGACGTGAGTGTCGCGGCCCTTGATCTGAACTTCAGCCTTGCGCTCCATTAGTCGTTCTCTCCACGGCTTCGCAGGATCGCCTCGAGCGCGTCCGCGATTCTGGTCAGTTGCTTGATCAGGTCTGGCAGTTGCGAATCGAAGAACCGTTTGCCGTAGCCGGTCTGGTAGAACTCGGGTCCGTCTGACATGACTATCGTCCCTCCAATACTTCTCGCACCAAGGTTAGGCCGCCGAATTCGTATTTGGTCAACCCGCCGCACTGGCACTTGTCAGGGTTCTGAGGCGTCCAGATGTGCCACTCGCCAGCGCACTGCCCACGTTCGCACTGTTCGCGTTCAGGAGCTGTCATCTCTAGCCGCTTGAACAGCTCGTGTCGGATTGTCATGTCAGTAGCACTCGTAGGCGCAGGTTCAGCTTGGCAGGCGTGTCAAAGCCTTGCTTGGTCAGGAGTTCCAGTGTGAATGGATCGTAGTCTGTCATAGCTTTGTGAAGTCGACAGGAAAACCGCCGAGTTTCTGGTGTTCCTCGTACATGTCGAGCACGAGCTGTGCCACTGTGAAGGCGCGACGAGCATCGCAGCCAGCGAAGTAGGCGTAAGATCTGGCTAGTTCAACCGTTTCGGCGGTGAACTCTTTACTGGTGGCCTGAATAGATTTGTTGATGTACTCGCTTGCGATGTATCCCTTGCTACGAGCTGCGTTCATTAGTTCTCGCATCGCGTCGTAGACGACATTGCTGCGATAGATCCTGTCGTCGCGCTCGTCTTGGTAGCGAATGCGCGACCTTTCTAGGTAGACTTTCGGCCCTGTCAGCGCATCCCAGAACTCGCCGTTTTTCTCAGCTTCTGTCATGGCTTGTTCGTTTCTGCCAGCCACTGTTCTAACTCAGCAATCGTGGCCGAGTCAAGTAGGCCGCGCTCTCGGGTGGCCAGATTAACAGCGATGTCAGCGGATGAGGTCAGCAGCTCATCGTTTACGCTGTCGTTCTCGCCAGTCTTTGATGCGGTCGGCTGACCGTTTGACGATGCACTCGAGACGTTGACATTGGCCATTGACCACCTGTGTGAGGCTCAGGCAGTACGGACAGCGCCTGTTATAGGCCCTGTCCCCTGTGGCCTCTTCTAGGAAAGACTCAGTGACTGTGAGGGGCTGAGGATCTTCTCGCAGCTTGCGACGAATCTGCCGAAGCTTGCGCCTATGCACTAGCAGGAGCAGGAGAAGAACGAGATGCGTTTGTCGGCAGTAACCTTGAGGCCGCTGTATTGCTCAAAGCGATTCCAAAACTCGCGGGTCGAGATGCTGTCCATGCTTTCGTACCAGAAGTACTCGTCGTTCACGACCCAGTTTGTGCAGTCACGTATGAGCTTTTCGAATGGAATTCCGAAGTCGGCGGCGAAACCCTGCAGCCACTTCTTGGATCCGTCGTTCAGCGCGTCGAAGAATTCTTCAGACCTACTGGAGTACACGCTCGCCCTCTTCCTTGAACGACGGGTGTTTCCACACGTGCGTGAGCGACGTGGTGGTTCCTGGGAACAGGCACATGTAGAAGTCCTGTCCGGGCATGACAGGCTTGCCCATGAACGGGTCAACGATGCCAACGTAGTCAGTCACGCGGCCGACGAGGAGCTGGTCCTCATCTACGAAGCCGATTCGTTCGCCTGGTTGGAGGATCTGGGCGGCCCTGACAGGAGCTATGGCAATATGGACAGCGTCTCTGCCAGCGTTGTCACCCTTGATGATGCGTCCGAGCTTAACAGGTTCCATTAGAGTCTCCTAGTGTAAATAGGCCTGCAACATACACACAAGCATACGTTGCAGGCCCTTGGTTACCGATTACTGACGGGGAACCTTCCGGAAGTTGGTAGGCACTCCCGGCGGCGGGCTAACGTTTTCGTAGGCGAACGGAAAAGGGGTCGAGCTACCTCCGCAGCCCCACGCGTTGCACGCCCTGAGAGCTACGGTATGGTTGCCGTTGGAGAAGGGCGGCACGTAGCGGTATGACGAGTGTCCGTCCTGTGTCAGCGCGTCCCTGAACTGCGTAGTGTTCAGCGTCTGGAAGGTACACTGAGTTGTCGCCGGATTGCAGTCCCAAGTCACCTCGAAACGCTGGACCGCGTAGTCGGCCATGTAGTCGTCCCTGTAGTCGAAGCTCAGGGCGTCGTTCACGGTGATCACGAGCGACTGCGCCGACAGAGTGGCGCCGAAAACTAGCAAGGCTGCGAGAAGTACAAATTTCCTCATTACTGTCCTCTTGGTGTGGTTGTTGGTGAACTTGGGGCCGAGGCTAGGACTGATAGGGCGAGTATCAATGTTATGACTAGCCCCGACCCCAAGACTGTTAGGCCGCTACGGCCTTGCGCTTGGACTTCTTCGCGGCCGCCGGCTCTTCGGCCTTCGCCATGCGCTTTTTGGTCTTGCCGGACTTGGCTTGCTCCAGCGTCTTGGTCAGAGCCTCCATGATGTCCTCGGTCGGCGGCGCTTCCTTGACGACTGGCGCGGTGTATTCGATGCCAGCGACCTTGGACTCGATCAGGTTGAGCAGCTCTCGCCGGTAGCTGTCCTCATGGAGAGCCGGATCGAACTCCTGCTCCATGCTGTCGATGATCTGGGACACCATGGCGACGTGCGGCCCATCGGCAGCCGAGGCCAGTTCCTCGTATCCTGGCAGGATCTCGATGCCACGCACCTCGCGGCGTTCACGGATGCGCTGCATCACAAGGCCGCTGCCTTCGGGACGGATGGCCATGAGATGGTCCCTGCCATACATGGTGATGACGCCGAGCGCTACCTTGCCGGTTCGCTTCATGCCGTCGCGGAGAGCCTTGTAGGGCTTGTAGGCGACAGGTCCGTTCGGCCCGAGGTAATAGGGCCGGTCGAAGTAGATCAGGTCGATGTCCTTCACGGGCGTGAAGCTGTCGACGTTGATGGTGTGCGTGGACGTTGGTTTGATGTTGGCCAGTTCCTCGTTGGAGAGCTGGATGAACTGACCCTTGGCGATCTCGTAGCCCTTGACGATGTCGTCCGTCGTGACGTCCACGCCGCAGGGCACGCACTTCCTCGGCTGATTGATCGGGTTTGCGCACTTCGAGTGGAGCAGCCTAAGCTGCAAGTCGTTGACGTCGTCCGTCGCCGTGAACACGGCTACGGGGATATTGAGAAGACCGATGGACAGGCTGCCTTTCCAATTTGCACGAGCACTCATCGCTGCTGGCTCCTTCGATTGACCGAACTCGCTACCAGACTGAGCTGTCTTGTGAAGTCGTCGTCCTGCTCGTTGATTGTGCGGTTCTCCTTGTTTGCTGGGACGTGGCCGCAGGCGGGGCAACGCGGCCGAGTCTTCAGGTACTCGTGGTGACACATGGCGCAGTAGGTCAGGGGCATACCACCTCCGGTCCTAAGAGCTTCTTGATGTCGCTGGCCTTCCAGAAGTAGGTCTTGCCGTCGCGCGTGGCTCCGACTGAGCGCAAGGCATTCGGGTTGACGTCGCTGATTGTGTAGGTCTTGCCGCCGAACGAGAACTGGCGCCCGAAGTCGGTAGGCTGCAGCCCCAGCGCCTTGGCCCACTGCTCGAAGCGCAACCTTCCGCCGTCTGCTACGTTGAACACGATCTTTGGAGTGAAAGTCGTGCTGTCGAACCTGCCACCCCTGACGTCGATGGTCAGGCCATGACGTGTGGCGATAGGCGCTAGAGCTACGGCGACTTCCGCAGAGATGACTTGGCACTTCTTTCTGTCGAACATCAGTTGGTCCTCTTGGCGAGTCTGTCGTTTCTGAGAACGTGACGAGATGGTTGACCGTCGAGCAGCCTCTTGGGTTCGCCTGTTACCTCGATACCAGGTGTCTCATGCTGGCACTCCTGACAGCGCAGGGCCATCCTTTTACCCTCATGATACACAAGGTAATTGTGCTTACAGAGCCATTGCGCTAGCCACGTGGCCAACTTCTGATAGACCCCTGATGGCGCTCTGGAGATGGTCCGTTCTGCCAGTTCCACTAATCCTCCTCATCTCTCTGCATGATTGGCACAGGGCAAACTTGGTGTCGTGTTCACCCTTGCACCTGACGCAACGTTTGGCGTTCTTGCGTTTGTGGTAGCGAGCCGTGTATTGCTTCGAGTTGACGAGCCGACAGTCCCGGCACATCCTGAACGGATACCCGGTGCGTTTGTTGATCGTCGGTTTGTTTTTGCAGCGTGAGCGAACGCACAGGCCGCGCGCTCGCCGCCGCTCTTGCTGGAGGAGTCCCATTACCGCCGTGCGTCCTTGATGATGACGTGATCAACCTCGATGAAGCGCCGGTCGCTGGCATTCCATCTATAGTAGATCCCTTGGCTGAGAATTGCACTATCTTTGTGCGTCTCTTTGAGTCGTCGCCAGAGGTCAGCAGCAGCTTGCAGGTCATCCCAGCCTTTACCAAGTGGCCGGAATTTGTTGCCGAAGGCGTCAACTACGCAGGCCGCGCCGCCCAGACGAGCTACCCAGCGCCGCAGCCCGTTTCTGCCGTAGATGACAGGCTGCTTGAGCTGGGCCTCAATCTGCCGTTCCGCCCATGGGATGTCCCGAGGGCGAGTCCTCTCAACCTCTAGCGTTGCTATCACCGGTATAGCCTTCCTATCTCTCGTCCGCTGATGGTTTCGATCTTGATTTGGTGAACGCTGGGAGCACTGTCAATGATTCTCCGAGCCTCTGCCAGCGCCTTGACAGCACCCTGCCAGTAGAAGGAGCCAGCGCCTTTCAGCCTAGCCGTTCTGTGCTCCATGACAGGGTCGCTGTTCCACGCTTGCCATCCTGCCGGCTTGAAAGCGATGGGCGTGTAGGGCCGCTTCTTTGTCGGTCGGCCAGTGGCTACGGCTACGATACCGAAGACGGCCATTCTGCAAGGGACTAACAGTTGTGGCCGTTCGTCTGACAGGTAGAATCGCATCACCCTATCCCGCTCCAGTTGGCCATGCGCGTGGCCCCGAAGCCAACCTTGGCCATGGCCTGAGTCATGCCATCAGGAACAGAGCTGCCGATGTTGACGTATTTGTCATGCTGCCATCGGAACCAGACCTGACGGCGCTGCAGTGAGTAGAGGCCGAACGGCACGAACTCCGCGACGGCGTAGTCGTAGGAGAATTCGTAGATGTCGCCGTAGTTGCCCTCGATCAACTCGGTGGCTTCCTCCAGCGTTCGCACCACACCCGGCGTTCTATGGCCCTTTGGGAAATCGGCGCTACTGATGGTGGTGATCGCCCAGACTCCACTCACGTTTTCCATGTGTATTACGTGCTCCTAGTCCATGCGCGAGCCGGCGCTCGCCTGAATGCCGTGCTTCCGCAATACTTCGGCGTAGGCTTCGGCGTAGGCTTCCTTGCGTGCCATCGACTGGCCGAAGTCGCTGACCCAGATCTCCATGCCGCCGTAGTAGTGCTTGTGCGCGTTGAGATTCTTCTTGGCGTAGTTGGCAGCTGGCGAGTTTCCTGGCCGAATGACAACCCACGCGAAGCCGCACGGGCCGTCCGGCACCACGTAGTCCCGGTCGAGGATGGGCCGCTGGCCAGAGCTGGTCACGATCGACATGCTATCACGAGTGACGATCATCGGTCGAGGTGTGATCGCCTGTCCCGCTGCCAGTCCGGCTTGTCGAGCTTCCTCGAAGATGGCCTTGAACTGGTCGTTCTTCTCGGCCCGAACCGCCGCCTGTTCAGCGACGAAGTCCTTGAACCTCAAGCGGGCCAGCTTGCGATGGTTGTTGCCCTTCGGGCCGCAGTACTTGCTGTTGCCATCCGATTCGAACGTGCAGGCTTCGTCTTTCCATGCGCATGTAGCCATGTTCTCTCCTCCTACTCGGGAAGCTTGTCCAGATCCTTGTGGACGTAGGGAACCTTGTCAGTCGGCCGCAGGCTATCCAGTGGCCACTCGTGATAGTCCGGCGAGTAGCGCTTCTCGAAGGCGCTCTTGGGGTTCTCCAGCATGACCACAGGGCGGCAGACGTCGCCGGCCTTGTCAGCGTAGAACAGGCCTCCATGCAGGTTCATCAGGATCCCGCCGACTTTCAGTTCCAGCGGCCGGTAGACAGGATCCCAGATGCGTGACGCGCCATACCAGGCATTGCTAGGCTTGTGGCCTATGAGCTCTAGCACGTTGATAGGCTCGACAACCTCGTAGTAGCTGTTCGGCGGCGCGAGGTTGGTTTCGAAGTAGCTCATGGTCAGCGGCCGTTACGGCGCTTGCTGTCCCACTTCTCGAACTGGTCGATGACGGCGCGCAGGAACCGCGTCTTGTAGCGGCTGTCCTCGAGGTCGATCAGGCGCACGAAGTCCCAATACTGGGTCTGTCCGTCCTTGTCTTCGTACTTGCGCGACGGCATGGTGATGGAGTAGGGCAGGTCGCCCTCTTGTGCGTTCCGACGCTGCCAGATGGAGAAGCCGGCGATGCACAGGCCTTCGAGCAAGCTGCCGGGTTCGGTGAATTCGATTTGGAAGTCGGCCAGTGAGCGCTGATTGGGACGGGGCGGAAAGAATACGATACGCATGTTACTCCTGTGATTTGTAGACGATGGTGTTGGCGTCTGCCAGCTTCACCCAGAACCTGATAGACTTCTTGATCTTGAAGTCTGCCAGCGCTGCGAAGAATTCGTCAACGCTGTTAGTGGCGTAGTCGCTGGCCCTGAACGTGATGCTATCGAAGTCGGGCATGCCTTTCTTGATGTAGATGCGGTCGACCGTCAGAACAGTTCCGACAGGCAGTGTCAGGTTGTTAACGTGGTGAACGCCGTAGCGTTGCTGGACATGGTTGACCATTGACAGGATGTCGGCGTTCCGATATTCGCTGTAGACCTTGAAGGTCCACGGCTCTGCGAGCACAAGTTGCGTGCCGATGGTCGGTATGAACAGTTTGTCAGCCATGTCAGCGTTACTTGAAGTGGACAACGACAACGGTTGTTTCGACCTTGACGACGCGAGTAACGTCGCCATTTCTTGCCAGTCTGTTAGCCAACCTGACAGCTGGTGACTGGCGCTTGTAGGGCTTGGCGATATCCTTCCAATACGCCATGTTCAGGAACTGAATCCGGTATTCGACCTGTTTGTCAGCCATTGCGCCGTTCCATGCGCCGCTGCCGATCCTCGTATTCCGCCTTCTCCTCTTCGAACTGCGTCGGCGTGTAGAGCGCGATGTGGCCCTCGTTGACATGCTTGCGCAGACACGGCCAGTCCTTGACAACGAATGAGATGTCGTAGAGAGGCCCGCCACCCATGCCAGTGGCTAGCAGGGTGCCGTTGTTGAGATGCTGGACAATCCTGTCCCAGCACTCAGTCTTGGTCAGCAGTCGTCCGAAGATGGAGCGAGTACCGCCCGCATATCGCTCATACCACCAGCCAGCGACGTCCTCGCGCTGTCCGGTTGACATGTTGTCGAAGACACCTTGCGGGATGGACGTGTCGACGTGTGATGATTCGTCTTTTCCGACTGCGAGTTCGATCAGCTTGCCGAGTGTCAGCACAGAGCCTCCATGAAGTCTTGGTTGAGGGGCACGAGCGTTACTTCGCTGTCCATGCACTTGCTGGTCATGCCGTCGTCCCAGCGGATTTCGACGGCCATACAGTAGCCGTTCCATCCTGCCCAGGTGACAGTGCCTCGCCGGTCCCTGTCACGTTGATACCAGTTCCATGCGCTGGTGGCATAGCTGGTGTATTTGCGTTCCTCCCAAAACCTGCGCGCCTTCTCTATGACGCGGTCACAGTTGCGAACCCTGTCGCCCTCTTTGAACTTGGACTCTCTGCCCACTGTTGCTACGCCTAGCAGCATGGCTAGCGTCCGAACCTGCCGACGACAACTGCTGCCATCATGGCCAGCACTGTCATGACACGGCGCGGGCCTACGACGTTGACGGGCTTGTTGACGCGGCGGCGCTTGGCAGGCGTGAGCGGTGCGAGCTGACCGGCCTTGGCGAGCTTGGCAGTCTTGTTGTTCCTGGCAGCGTATCCCATGACCTATTCCACCTTTCCAGTGATGTTCAGTTTGAGATTGCGGGCGACAAAGTCGAGCACTTTTGCTCCGAATTCGGTGATGATGATGCCCCTGCCTTCGCAACGCCAACAGGGGAATTCGCTCTCGCTCTTAGCGCCTTTGCCATTGCAGGCGAAGCACTTATCCTCTAGCACGATGTCGCATGGTCCGAGCACTTCGGGCATGAAGCCTCACTTTGACGGGCAACCCGTCCAGTCTGATATCCAGTCGATGGTTCGTGGACCGTAGTCGCTATCGTGGTTCTGTTGTGTCAGGTCCTCAGGCTTGAACCCGCCTACCAGTAGGTCCACCTGATAGAGCCTGTCGGTCTTTGTGACTTGCAGCTCCCACGTGTATGTTCCTGACTTGTAACGCCCAGACTTGCCGTCGATGAACTTCTGCGGGAACTTCTCGCAGCTGTATTTCTTGTAGCTGACCAGCGACAGCAGAATGTCGCAGCCAGCCGGTAGCTCGATCGTGAATACGGCATACGCGCCGTCCTTGACCGAGTTCACGTCGCGCCTAGTGATGTACTTGTCCACGTTCGCCTTGGTTACCACTGGGCACACGGGCGGCGGTGGCGGTGGCGGTGGCGGTGGAGGTGGAGGTGGAGGCGGCGGTGGCGGCGGTGGTGGTGGTGGCGGTGGCGGTGGTGGTGGCGGCGGTGGTGGTGGCGGCGGTGGTGGTGGCGGTGGCACCACTACGCAGCGCGTTCCGCCGTAGTGAGACGAGAACTGGCTGATGTCGAACAGATTCTCGCCCTGCCCGAAGTTGGGCTTGGAACCCTTCGCGCCGACGGATTCAATCGTGTGATACGGGTCAAACTGATATTCACCGCACGGCGGCGGCAGTTCAGCTGTGATCTCGACTGTCGCGCCTGGTTGAACTACTACGTTGACGTCCGAGAACAGCTCCTGATTGTCCTGCGTCAGTGGCAGGAACGGGTCAATCGCCTTGTAGACGGCGACTCCCGCTCTGCGTTCGCAGATGTCGTTGTTCCTGACCTTGAGATAGGCACGGTCAACCGACGCCTCGAGCACGGTCATGTTGAACGCGCAGGCCTTCGGTGACAGCTCCTGAGTCGATGCCGTGGGTGTAGTAGGGCCGACTATGGCGACGGGCGAGTCGCCACAGCCAGCCGAAAGCAGCGCAGCCAACGCGGCTGCTGCGAACGAACGACGCATTAGTTCTCCCTCGGTTTCCAGATGTTGAGCAGCAGACTTGGCATCATGCGGAACGTGGCCAGCAGGATAACCTCGTCGTTAGTCAGGCCACCGATTTCCGACCTGATAGCCATGATGTGGCGGTATTCGAAGTCTTCGCCGCTGGAGTATTCAAGCCCGTCATTGCCGTAGCGGGCAATCAGGCTTGGACCAGTCTTGTAGGCGCTGACCGGCGGGCAGTACCAGATGTCGTACTTGTCAACCTGCCCAATGAATCGGCAGGCTGAACAGTCATGCTGGTATCTGGGCGGTGCTGTTGGTTTCTGTCCCTTGCCTCGCAGTAGGAAGGTGGTCATCCTGCGAATCCGATCAGGCCGACTGCCACCAAGAACAGCAGGAGCAGGAACGTGATGAAACCTCTCAGCGGTGGTTCGGTGTGTGTATACTGCATCACAGATTGGCCTCGATGTAGTCCGCGATTTCAGCGAAGGTGGCCCCGTCGTCGTTCAGGCCACTGATGAAGCGCTGCGTGTCGTCGGTCATGCCGACGTATTTGGTAACCGCTAGCGGAGGATACCCGCCAACGTAGCGCTGTTCGTCCTTGATGCCGAAAAGGTCTTTTTTCCACTCGCCATTGACGGCATCCTTGAAGACTTCGCACATCACGCCGAGGCAGCAGAAACGGTTCAGGTCGAACAGGTTGCGAAGTTGTGTCTTTGTTTGGCCGAAGTTCCCGCTGCGCAGGGCTGACAACCACGCCGCCTTCGCATCGGCGTTGGTGAGCGGTTCGATCCGATAGTCGTTGATGCGAGCGGCCACCATCTGTTCGAACGTTTTCGTGCTCATTGCCGCACCCCTTCCATGTAGTTGTTCTGAACGGTTCTCCTGTTGGCGTAGGTGTTGGCCTCTTGCTCGTCAACGAACGCGGCTTCAACGAGCTGGCCCGATTGCTGGGTTCCGAGGTCACTGATTGGCCCTTCGTAGGACACGTAGCGCCCTCTGTCGTAGGACCAATACACAAGATACACGCGCATTACCACCTCATCTGGTCGGGCCACGGGAACGCACTAGGGTAGCGCGCCCTCGGCAGCCTGTCAAGGCTTGCGAGAAATTTCTGCCAATCTGGCAGATTCTTCGAGGAGCTGAGCCGTATTGTTGCAGCCCTGTTCACGGGCCAGTTCTGCCAGCCGCTGGTAGGTATCGGGCTGGGCCTTGGGGAGAGTGCCCTTATCGAACAACGTGGCCTGCGCTGGCTTCATGGGTCACTCCAGCAGGTTCCGAGATTGTATCACGGCCAGGAAGTCTCGAGCTTGCAGTGCCAGTTCGACAGCCTCGGCGGTCTGTTGCTTGGTCAGGCCTGACCGCCATGCTATCTCTAGCGCGTCTGACACGGCTGATACGAGTTCCAACTGGCCTAGGGTGAACGCTGCGAGTTTCGCGTTGCGTTCGTCGTCGTCCATGGGTCAAAGGCCGGTGTAGTAGGCGATGCAGGCGATGTCGTCCCTGTAATTGGCCTGCACGTCCTCGAATTCGAGGTTGTAGGCCTTACCGATTGGGCAGCGGCTGATGCTGTCAATGCTCAGCGTGCAGGTACATTCGCCAAGCAGCTTCCAATGTTCCAGCAGCCAGAGCAGCCATTCCTTGTTCTGGCACAGGAGCCACGCGTCGAGCAGTCCCTGCTGTGGTTGCAGGTTCGTGTTCACCCACGGTATGGCGCCCTTAGATCCATCGCAGGCTCCCATGTTCTTCAGCGCCTTCATCAGGTTCATCTGTCGGCTCTCGTTCACGTTGATACGCATAAACCTCCTAGCATGACTTATAGGCCCTCTAAACTGTCGGGCAATGGTTAGGGTGCGGGTAGTCCTGAGATGCGCTCATAACGCATCCTGAGCGTTTTAGAGGCTATCTAGGTTGTGAGCCTTGGCACTGTTTGCACTTTGTGCAATGAACGCCGAATCTTGAACACGTGTGCAAAGCGGCCTAGACGTACTTGGCCTCGTAGATCCAGTCACAGGACAGGCAATGAAACTTATGGAACCTGCCGTTATACCGTGACTCATTTGGCGACAATGGCGCTACCGGCTTGACGCGCTCTTTCCAGCAGCCACACTTAGGACAGGCTGGTAAGGTGTACAGGTCGTCAGGTGCGCAGCGCTCGACCAAGTCCTTAGCTTCTTTCAGACCTAGCCGTGTGCGCTCTCTGACAGCCTTGATAGCCGGTATCTTGCCCTCGCGCCGCCGAATGATGCGCTCAGCTGCGGTCAGGGCATCATTGGCTGCCAGCGCATCAAAGAACTCAGCATTCTTGTCAGCGTCGGCTAGGGTGGCCTTGAGCTCTTCGCGCTCCTGTTCTGTCAGGGCGGTGAGGAATGTCAGCCAGTTCATGTGCTCCTAGCCTTGTCCCAGTCTGCCACCTTGACCGCGCGAATCTTGCGCTTGACCTCGCAGGCTTGCTTGAGCCGTGCGCGCAGCTCCTTGATCCACTGGTCAGCCAGTTCCAAGGCTTGCACCTTGGAGGTTTCGCTGAAGTCGAAGCTGTCCGAGCAACATGAGCAGCCAGTGGTGCGCCCTGAGAAAAACAGCGCGTCTGCCGTCAGGTCGGTGTGGCTGATCTTCTCGCCTGGAATCTGAATGTCGAGATAGTCTATGGACACATCAGCCCTCTTTCGATTTCTTCGATGTAGTCGTTCCAGCCCTTGTCCCACTCAGTGTCGCCCTGAGAGCGGTGAGTGGTGATGTTGATTCCGCCAGCGTGGGCACGTTTAGCAGCGAGCCAGCCTTCATAGTGGTCTGGGTCTTCGCCTCTGTCCATGCCCATGTAATCCCCAAAGATATCGGCCATGTCAGTGTCCGTAATGCTTGGCCGCGTTGGGAGCCTTGGACCAGTCCGGTTCGAAGCCGCCGTCCCTGAGCCAGTCATACAGGGCCTGCCGCAGGTCGAGCAGGCGCTCAGCATATTCGCGCCAGTCAGGGTTTGGCAGTTCCCTTTCAGCGATGATGCGTTCCTGTTCTTGCAGATTGGCGTTGGGATCCATGCTAGGATCTCTCCAAGTGCTCAAGAATGGCATTGATGGCAATCCTGACGGCCAGGTCAGGACTCATACGAATAATAGACGACGAACTTCCATCCTTTCCCCTGATGACAAGGCCGTTGTTACCGCCGCCATGCCGTAAGACAGACATGTTGCAGTCTCGGAGTTCGACCAGCATGTCCTCGATGGCCAGCCTGCCAATTTCGGAAAGGTCTGTTCGTGTGGTTATGGCGTCGGAGACTACCCTGAAGGCTGTCTTGATGTCCATGCTAGAACCTGTCATTCGCGATGCGGTCTAGCAGTTCCTGCGCCTCTTTGGCCTGCCGTGCGAACTGTTCGGCCACGCGCTTGAAGACGTCGGAATTGTCCAGCTCATCGGCGCGCCACATGCGGCGCTCTTCTTCCTGGTAGCACGTGATAGCGACTTGCAGTGCGATGGTGATGATGTGCTTGTCTTTCTCGTTCATTCTTTGAACCTCCAACACACGTTGAACCAGTGAGCCTGACCGGTCTGGCCGCAGCGTTTGCAGACGTGTCGGTAGGTGGCAGGCTCGACGCCTCTTATCCACCACCATAGTTCGCGGAACATGGCTACCCTTTCGGTGGAAGAGCCTTGACGCTGACGATGTCAGGGCTGTATTTGCGAATGCGGCGCACGTAGCTTTCTGCGACCTCCTGACCTGAGAAACTGTTAACGATGGTCAGTTTCTCGCGGTCTTCGTTGAGTCGGACCTCAACCACGGTCCAGTGTTCCTCGTCGGCCAGTTGTGCTGGACTTCGTCGTTCCTTGGGATATTCGTGCTCCACCAGACAAACCTCCTAGTCAAGGTCAACAGAATACACGTGTATGGCCCTGACTGCGAGGTTGGACAGGGCTAGCCATTCTACCAGCCCTGTCCGGTTTTGTCTAGCGCTTCTCCATGAGCCGCAGACACCTCTTGCAGGTTACTGCGTGCCGCTCAGGATTGGTGCGCAGCCTCGACTTGTCGAGGTCTAGCAGTTTGGTCGACGCATAGCAGGCCGGAAAGTCCATGCCAGCGTTGTTGAACAGCCGAATGCTGCGCCAGTGGATGACGTGCGGTGTTCGCATGTGAAATAGATCGAAGGCTTCGGCGTTTGCGTCTGCCTTGTTGGTGTGTCCGTGCAAGCCGCATTGTGGACACTTGTCCTTTTCTATGGTGCCGTTGTACTGATGTCCACGGGCGCACCATAGAGGTACTGCCGCCAGCGCAACGCACTCTGGGCAGGTAGCCATAGGTAGCTCATCAGTGGACAGTTCATACATCGCGCAGCAAAGCGGTAACACTAGTCCGGCAGGCTTATAGTGTAATGGAGCTTTCACGGCGAATCCTTCAGGCCTTGAAGCCCGTGACCCCGATGACATAGCTGCCATCGTCTGGCCGCGTGGTCAGGACTTTCAGGCCTTTCCGGTTGGCCAGCAGTTCCACCGCATGAGCGGCATGGCTGTCCGTGGTCCGACAGGTGACGCGCCGCGCCTTCATGTCGACGCTGACCACGCTGCCAAGGCCGTTGGGCTGATTGGCGGCGAGCATCTCAACGAACTCGCCGGGTGACAGGGTGCTAGCGGTTCTCAGGGTTGGCATGGCTATCCTTTGCCAGTTTAGCCACCAGCTCTCTGATTTCGATGGCGTCTTTGCACCGTGAACAGTCCTCCATTGGCACGATGAAGCTGTGACACATGGAGGAACGATTGCCGAGCGGGATGAAGCGGTCGATTATCTCCTGTATCCGTTTGACGTCATTCATGGTTCAGGTATCCAGTGGACTCCTTCGTGTCCGTAGTTCTGGGTGAATTCTTCGGGGTCGTAGTCCTTGCGCGCCTTGATCATGTTGGCGCATTTCCCGCAGAGGCCAAAGCCCGTGTCGCGGTTCCACCAGTGTTTCACCGCTAAGGCGAGGCCTCCACAGCAGCAACACTCAAGCCTTCTCATTGTCGGCATGGGTTCAGGAATGTGACCCTATAGAGGCGGTTTCCATAGGGCGACTTGTGTTCGGTATACTCGATGTTGACGTCGTAGAAGTCTGACCCTTCTGGGAACTTGAGGCCGATGAACGACAACTTCTTGGTTGGAACCTTGTTGCCAGCCTTTTGCCAAGCCTCATAAAGGGCCAGCAGTTGACGACGAGTGACTAGCATTCCAGCGTTCATGCTCGTTCCACGGCCGTGCGCCATTGCAGGTGTGGCTGTATTGCGCTGGCGTTGGTTACGGCCTCGCGGGCCGCTGCCTTTGCAGCTGCTGCGCTATTGAAACGCTCCGCGTTGCCCTTCTCGTTGGGCGTATATTCGTCACGAATCCAGAACCAGTTGAAATCGTGCTTCGTGCCACCGACAGAGTAGCCGTAGCGTGCGATCCAGCGTTCGTTTTGTGGCAGCGGTGTGAGGCAGAGGGCACAACGCCCGCCCTCGAAGATGTGAGGTTGGGCGTCGTCTCTGCTAGGGCAGATGTCCATTCAGGGTGCCTCCTAGGCGTCGAGCGCGGCTATGATTGCCGCGTCCAACGCCGATGGCAGGGATCTTACCAGACGATCGAGCAGGTCAAGCAGGTAGGCCCTCATTCGCTGGCCTTGAGGGCTTCGCGCTGACGGACGCAGTCCCCGAACGTGACGCCCATGGGGACGTAGCGGGTGCATTCCACGTAGCGCGGGTCGGTCCAGTTGCGGCCGCCCTTGACCAGACGGATACCACCAGATGCGATCCTGATGGCGTTGTCGATGGTGGCCGAGCTGCTGTGCGGGTTGGACAGGGTCAGCAGCGGGTTCTCGATGAGCGCCGGCCGCACGGTCATCCTCATGCCCTGCGGGTTGCTGATGGTCTTGGCGGTGGCGTTCGGCATGACGCGGCGCACGGGGTTGATGATGTTCTGGCCAGCGTTGGTGCTGACGATGACGAGGGCGGCTTCGGTTGCGCGGACACGGTTCCACTGAGATGCGGTAAGCATGGTCATTCTCCTGTCAGGTTGTGAGGGTTAACGCTTGTTGACGGTCGGGTGAGAGTTGCCGAGAGCGATCACGACGATGAGCTCGTCTATCAGTTGACCCATGACGACCTCCTAACAAAGCCACTGTCACTGGCCTTGTTGCGAGGTTGGACAGGACTAGCCATAGGGCCAGCCCTGTCCATGTGGGTAGCGGTTACTTGGAGTAGCGGCTGATGAAGAACTTGCTGTTCTCGTCCTCCAGCACCAGCTCGTGGACGGCCTTGTGGCCCTTGGACTCGCGGGCGAAGGTCAGCGTGTGGGTGCCGAGGTCACCGAGGTTCAGGGTGATGGGCGCGGTGTTGAGCTGCGGCGTCGGGTTGCCCACGGTGCCGACGTTGGTGCCGCCGTTGGCCTTGAGCAGGGCAGCGGCCATGGGGGTCTGGCCGAGCGCGGCGGCGAGGGCCTGGATGAACGCAGCCTGCGGGTTGACGGCGGGCGCGGCGGTGGCGGGCTGGGCCTTGCGGCTCGCGGTGCGCGTGGTGTGGCGGTTGGCGGTCTTGGCCTGCTTGCGGGCGGCAACCTTGGCGATGAAAGCCTGCTTGCGGGCGCGGGTGGCGGCGGTGGTGTTGGCGAACATAGTGTCCTCCTGTCCGGCTAGGCGGTATTGCCTAGTAGGCACTCGCAGTCTTACGAGCGCTCTTGCGTAGGTCATGACAGCCATGACCCACACAGCAGCGTTCACAAAATGCTTGTGTATTACTTGGATGCTAGCGGTTGAGCCGATATTCGACCCAATGGGCGTAGCCGACGATTTCGGTGAACAGCTCGATTGCGACCAGCCCTAACAGCCACCACTGCGTCTCGGGGCTGGCCAGTCGGACGACGTCGTTACGGGCAAGGACGAGCAGCAGTGTCAGCATTATCGCAGGTTCCCCAGAACAGTGACAACGTGGTTAAGGATAGGGACTACTGTGATGTAGACGAACAGCGCCATCACGGCAGCCCAGGATGCGTAGGCGAACAGTCTCAGCATGGCCTAGCCGATGAACCAGCCGATGATGCGGCGCAGCTTGCCCTTGCGGCCGCAGTTGCTGCAGTAGTGCGGGCGGATGTAGTTGAACTCGAAGGCGTGGCAGGTTGGGCACTCATAGGTCTTGATAGACATTGGTTTCCTCCAGTTAGGGCGGTTAAGATGCTCCCTATAGAGCGGTTCCCTAGCCTTTCAGCGGTTTGGCCAGGTATAGCAGACCCGTTCTATAGAGAGGGGACCTACTAGCAGCTTACTTGACAGGCATGGTTAAGCCATGCCCCGCTTGGGCTGTTTCGGTCCCGTTTCCTCCCTCTCTACTTCCCGCAGCTCGCCGGTTTAACTCGAGGTTAAACCCGCTGCCTTTGTCAACCACCTACTATTGAACGTGCATGGTTGACGCCAGATTGTCCTGCAAGCCTAGCGGTTAGAAGGCAGGGGCTAGGCGCGTATAGGGATCATGGCCTATGGAAGGCTCGCATCCTATGCGCGGTTGGGCAGGATATATTGCATCCGGCTAGGGGCATACGTCGGCACACACTACTCCCTTGGTCCACTTCGGTCGACTGATGAAGTCGCGGGGCAGGCCTGGTTGTGGTGGGGCCGGCGATAGGTCCGTTACAGGTTAGTCGGATCTATCCCCTCTATTGGAATGGCAGTATTAGACAGTCCTGTAGGCGTATAGCGTGCTAGTGCTTACCCTGCCTGAGTGCTAGCCTGTAGTCTTTCAGGCTATGCCAGCACAGTAACAGCACTAACGGTGCCTGCTAGACGTTGCCACGTGCTAGCAGGGACGACCATACACTGTCATTCGCGCCAATACAGACTAGACTCAGGTGGCCATTAAAGGCAGGCAGGCAGGATGCTACTTAGTCGGCAGATACCGCCAACGGATAACCTATGCGGCACGATTAGCGGGACGTCCTAGGACGTATTACTGTCACGGCATGCTAGGCCACTAACGAACGGCTAAACACGCTAAAACCGCAATCTGCTGGGCAATTGCTAGGATGCTACCGTGCATGCCACCTAAAGCGCTTCACTGCGCGACGTGGTCTTAATGCACTCGCCGTGGTCTATGTGATTGCACTCGCCGTGCCTACGTTAGACTCTACGGTCTTTTGCTTCTCTAGCGGTATCGGCAGTGACAATAGCGTCACTGTCTGCCACCTGAGTCTAGTCCGCATTGTTGGCCATAGTGGGCGAATCGCCCGAACCTACAGCGCTGTTACGCGGTATGTAAAGAGCTAGAGACTTGGTAGTCTCTAACAGAACCGATCAAGGCGCATGCCGTGATAGGCTCTGCTAGAGACTAGCAGGGCCGATACCCTGCTAGTCTGCTAGTGCCTGCCGACTACTTCTGAGCGTATGCGCTGAGGTAGACCGTGAACTGAGCACCGTTGATCGAAGTGATAACGGATCCCTTGTATCGCCGGACGCTCCCGTCTGCCTTGCGCCCGTCAACTGACAGGGAAACAGGCTTGCCATTGATCGGCAGGCTGAGCGTAGCAGGCTGGACAGGGACGGCAGGCTGAGCCACCTTGCCACCTTGCAGAGCCTGTATCAGCCCTGCCAGAACGGCAGGATTGCCGAGTGCGGCCAGAACGGCAGGATCAACGGCAGGGACGGCAGGCTGAGCCACCTTGCGAACCTTGCCACGTGACACAAGACGGCTAGAGGTAGTGTTACGCATGATCTACTCCTGTTGAATGTATGCGCCGTAGGTGGCGCAAACGTGAGACAGATACGGACTAGCCTTGCTAACGGAACTGTCAGCGCTAGCCTTGCGAGATACGACGGTCAGAGCATAGGAACGGACGATAGACTCTGCCATGTAGGTGGCGCGCGCCGAGGTATCGGGCTGAGTGCTAGCACTGCGGTAGTGGCTGGACACTAGGGAACGGTGAACCATGGCGCGCAACCGTCTACGCTCAGACCTAGCGGACATTGAGCACCCTGATAGCGGCATCCAGAACGGCATCGAATGCTAGACGCTCAGCAGCAGACAGGGTGCTAACAGAACGCAAGCGGTCATAGCCAAGCGCCGCAAGCGCCAAACCGACCGCGTCAGAACCAAACCAAGTAACCATGCGACAAGCCTACAGCCTGTATTCCTTCTATGTCAATACCCTGCCTAGGCTCTGCCCATACACAAAAGACTTGTGTATTAGGTGGCCAAGCATAACAGGCTATACCTTGTCAAATTTGACAAGCACTATCAGCCTATGCTAGTCCGCACTAACCAAAAGGCCTGGCACTCACCAGCTGTGAGTAACTATACAAAGGTAAGTAGCCGGCGAAATAGTAAGGGAGCCCGACGGCAGCCATCGACCTCGAGGCCGGGTAAGGGC